AGCCAGAGACGCATCGGGCAACTTCTCTGCGGGCACGATCACGGCCACCTTGAGCGGCAATGCTTCGACGGCCACAACGGCCACCAGCGCAACAACGGCGACGAACGCGACTACAGCTACGAGCGCCAACGCTTACAAAGGCGAATCCACTCCCAGCGCAACAGACTTTCTGAATATCGCCGGGCTCTCTTCAAATGCTCAAACTCAGCTGAACAGCAAGGCGACCGTCACGACGACGATCCTGACGAATCGCTTCCCATACTTCACAGGTGGGGCGGGCTCAACCACTATTGCCGAATCCCTCTTTCAGTATTCGGGCGGGAATTTTGTTCTCGGCAATAGTGGCTCAGCCGCTCAGATAAGGTTCATTCAGGACACAAGCGGCGGCGGCTCAAACTATGTAGGGCTATCAGCCCCTCCCTCTGTCACGACTTCCACGGTCTACCTTCTTCCGAATATCCAGCCGACAGAAGGGCAGATGATGACGGCCTCCGCGCCGGTCTCTAACGTGTCAACGCTCTCCTTTAGTAGTACAGCGCCCAATGCCACTAATTTAGTCGGTTCTGGCTCTCTGACAGGGGCTGTGGATTTAGCGACCGCCGAAGTCAATGGGATATTGCCCAACAGTAAGACGACGGCAGCGAGCGCCAACACGGCGAGCGCCATAGTAGCCAGAGACGCATCGGGCAACTTCTCTGCGGGCACGATCACGGCCACCTTGAGCGGCAATGCTTCGACGGCCACAACGGCCACCAGCGCAACAACGGCGACGAACGCGACGAACGCGGCAAATGTAATAGGTTCTGGTTCCCTGACAGGTGCTGTAGACCTAGCAACAGCAGAAGTCAATGGCGTGCTGGCGAACACGCATACAACAGCGGCGAGCGCCAACACCGCGAGCGCCATTGTCGCGCGCGACGCATCGGGCAACTTCTCAGCCGGGACGATCACGGCTACATTGAGCGGCAATGCCTCGACGGCCACAACGGCCACAAGCGCAACAACGGCGACGAACGCAACCAATGCGACGAATGCGACGAACGTAATCGGCTCAGGCTCGACCTCGAACGCTGTTGATCTGGCAACAGCAGAAGTCGCTGGCATCCTTCCTGTTCCTCAAGGCGGCTCTGGCGCGGCCACACTGACCGGTCTCCTCAAAGGCAACGGCACCTCCGCCTTTACTGCTGCCGTATCGGGCACAGACTACGCACCGGCGACTTCAGGCACCTCGATCTTAAAAGGCAATGGCAGTGGCGGCTTTTCTTCGGCGTCGGGGGGAAGTGATTACGAAGTCCCGCTGACATTCTCGACGGGGCTGACACGCTCGACCAATACGGTCACTGTCAACACGACGCAGAATATAGCGAAGCTCTCGAACCTGACGAGCAATGGATTTGTGAAGACTTCAGGCAGTGACGGCACGCTCTCTGTTGATACGACCACTTACGAAAATACGGCAAACAAGAATGCGGCGAGCGGCTATGCGGGCCTCGACGCTGGTAGTCTGCTTCTGGCTGCAAGGTTTCCAGCACTCACCGGTGACATCACGACTGCGGGCGGCGCGCTAGCGACGACGCTCAAGAACACCGGCACGGCTGGCACCTATCGAAGCGTAACGACCGACGCACAAGGCAGAGTGACGGCGGGAACTAACCCAACAACTTTCTCAGGTTATGGTCTCTCTGATACGAGCGCGAACTTTCTGGCTTCGATCACAAACGAGACAGGTACAGGGCTGCTCATGGGGAACGACACCCCAACCATCATCACCCCGACTATCGCCAGCTTCGTCAATGCAACCCACAATCACCAGAACGCCGCAGGCGGCGGCTCGCTCGATGCTGCCGCAATCGGCAGTGGAACGATTGCGACCGCACGACTCGGAAGTGGAACGGCCTCGGCGAATACTTTCCTGACCGGCGCGCAGACTTACGCCTCCGTCCGACTGGATCAGCTCGCGAACCCGACAAGCGATTTTCTACCTTCGATGGGCGCGAACAAAATCACTATGACATGGGGCGGGGCAACGGGCGCGTCAGCTGATTTGTTTGCTGTCCGGGACACAAATAACAATACGGGAACGGGCTACATGATTTCCGCCGTAGCTAATTCAAGCTCGGCCATCAACCCGTTCAAAGCAACGGCGAGCGGCGGCAACGGCATTGAGGTGACAAGCTCCGGCGTCCTCAGAGTTGTTGGCTCCGGCGCTATTCAAGCAACCACCGCTACATCTGCGTCCTACCTTTCAAACTCAGGCATATATTTCGGAGTGGGTGGGATTCCCATTGGCAGCTTCGACCGTAGTTGGGATATGCGGCCCGGCACACTCCTCGGGAATAATGTTCACGTCTATGGACGGTACTATGATGCGGACAACTTTGAAACGCTCGACATCAATGCCTTTGGTGATGGCACACCTTACGAAATTATGGCGCGCGCGGCGGGCTCTGGAACGACCAGAGACATCGCAATCGGGACGGCGAACGTCGGCGGGTCTCTTTATTTTCGCACCAGCGGCCTGAATCGTTGGATAGTTACTGACGACTATTTTGGAGCGTCGGATGACGATGCGGTTGACATCGGGCAAAGTTCGGCCAATCGTCCTCGCACCGGCTACTTCGGCACGTCGGTTGTTACTCCCTCCCTCGTGTTGGATGGTTCTACCCTTGATTCCATCTCCGGTAATTCTACGAAGATCGCGACGACGACGGGCACTCTGACCCCCGACAACTGTGTAAAAACAGACGCTGATGGAAATTTTGTTGATGCCGGTACGACGTGCGGTGGAAGTGGAGCGCCTACGGATGCCACATATATTACTCAAGTCCCGGATGCCACGCTCTCAGGAGAGCAGGCCCTATCAACCCTCTCCACCGGCTTAATGAAGGTTACGACGACAACCGGCGTTGTCTCCAGCGTGACGGATAGCTCGGGCCTTGCCGGAGCCATCTCTGATGAGACCGGAACCGGTTCAGTAGTATTCGGCAACTCGCCAAACATCACCACGCCGACCGGGATAGTCAAAGGCGATGTCGGGTTAGGCAACGTCGCCAATGTTGATACGACGAATGCGAGCAACATTTCGAGCGGCACTCTGGCCGACGGCCGCATCACTTCCGCTCTGACCGGAAAGACCTACAACGGCCTGACGGTCACGACAACGACGGGCACATTCAACCTGACAAGTGCCAAGACGTTCACGGTCAATAACACCCTGACTATCGCGGGGACGGACGGTTCGACCTTGAACGTCGGAGCAGGCGGTACGCTCGGCAGCGCGGCCTACACGGCATCGAGCGCTTACGAAGTCCCGTTAACATTCTCGACGGGGCTGACACGCTCGACCAATACGGTCACTGTCAACACGACGCAGAATATAGCGAAGCTCTCGAACCTGACGAGCAATGGATTTGTGAAGACTTCAGGCAGTGACGGCACGCTCTCTGTTGATACGACCACTTACGGCGCGACGAGCGGCACACTGGGGCAGTTTGCTGCGACTACCAGCGCACAACTTGCGGGCGTGGTCAGTGACGAGACGGGCGATGGCGGCGGGTTCGTCCGTGCAAACAACGCAACTCTGGTAACTCCAACCCTCGGAGCCGCCGCAGCCACCTCGATAAACTTTGGGGGAACATCGCTCGCGAACTATGATGAAGGATCATGCACGATCTCGCTCAAGTTCGGCGGCGCAAGCACGGGGCTGACTTACACTGCACAGGTATGCAAGTACACGCGTGTTGGCGACCTTGTTTACGTTGATGCCTACATGCTGCTGTCTAACAAAGGCTCATCAACAGGGACGGCCACTTTGACCGGACTGCCGGTTGCGGCGACTTCTTCGTCGAATCGCTTCCAACCGGTCGAGGTGGTCATCTACGGCGCGTCTTACACAGGCACGACGTTCGGGCAGACAACGCCCTCTGCTACGACTACAGTCAACCTCTACGCCAATAACAATGGTACGGCGACTGCATTAACGGACGCTGCCTTCACCAACACATCAACTATCAACATCAACGCAGTTTACAAGACCAATTAATTATCACCCAGATAGAATTCCGCCCAATGAAACAAGCTCATGGGCGGAATTCTATCTGGTGTACGCAATGTAAACTGGGGGCAGGGAATGCGGGGCTTTCTCAGTACTTGAGTAATTCCGTGAGCTTTAAGATCGGCCTAAATAGCTGTATGCTCGGATTGCTCTTGGAAAACCTGACTCCAAAGGAACGTCCATGACCCACAAATCTCCACTTCACAACCTCTCTCTTATTTTGATCATCTGGCTTGCTCTCGTCCTCGGCTGTAAGCTGCCAGAGAATAAGCAGGGCAGTTCCGGCTCATCCAGCAGCCCGTCGCCATCAGCCTCTCCAATCACAGTCACGGCTCTGGCGCTGGCCACCGCTTATGACGAGAACGAGGTTGCCGCCGATGACAGATATAACGGTAAGGTCGTGCTTGTTACCGGCACAGTTGAATCAATTGATACCGTGCTGGGCTCAACCTCTGTCACGCTCAAGGGCAAGGAGATGTCTATCGTCAGCGTCCAATGCTTTGTTGATGACTCACAGAAGAGTGCGGTCGCTCGATTGAGAAAAGGCGGCTCTGCCACAGTGCAGGGGACTGTGGATGGAAAAAGTCTAAATGTCGAGCTGAAGGACTGCGTGGTTAAGTAGGACGTTACCAAGCAGATAGGCGTGCATAATGAATCTGCCCACTCGTGTAAGTAAGTAAGGATTCCTCTAAGTCTTTTGCTGTCAACTATTTGCGTCCGATAATAACAGTTATGTTTGATGGGGAAACACAAACGCTCAAGTATTTCTACAAGTAAGCAACACAGAATTATCAAATTACGTAATTTGATAATTCTTCATACGACACTTACTTCTTTTTCCGATTCATCTGCTCGTAGCTCGCGCCCATCTGATCGTCAATCCGCTTCCGTTCGGCAATACTGACCAGCTCCCGGTATTTCCTGATCACTTCCTCCTGCTGCTGCGGCGATAAACTCTTGAGCATGCTATCCCACATTTTAACTTTGATTTCGCCATCAATCTGAGACTCCCTGGCCTCCTTGAGGCTCTGCTCCAGCAAGCCCTTCATCTCCTGCTTCTGCTGTTCGCTATGCTCGGTCATTTCCTGCCAGTTGGTATTGATCGCCGCCCGTGTGCGCCAGAAGATAAAGCCGCTCATTAAAACGAGCATCAGAAACATGGCGGCCAAAGTGTAGGTGACTCGCCACAAGATGGGCTCGCGCAGGCGCGCGTACGTCTTGCGAAGCCGCTCCGCAGCCTCGTTAATGACGGTCTCGCCCTGAGTGTAAATCCTGTCCAGGTGCTGGATGCTCTGCTCTACCGGTTTCGTGATCTTGACTAAGAGTGCCTCACAGGCTGCGACTGCGCTCGTGCATTTGGCGACCGCCAATACGTTGTCTTTCGCGTTCTTCTCCAGTTGCGGCAGGAGCCACTTCACGAACTCGTCAAGATGTCCCAAGTCTGCCTGCACCTGCTCGCGCTGGGCCTTCCAGTCTTTGGCAGTTTCCTTTCGCATCTTGACGAAAGCCGCATCCAGCTCGCTCGTGGTAGAGCGCACGGCCACTTCATGTTGTTTGAAGAAAGCCTCCAGCTCGGTCTGCTTCGAATCCATATCCGCGATGCGCCGGACGACCTGCTCAATGTAGGGAGTGATCAGTGCGGCCAGCTTGCCCGCGAAATCTTCCCTCGTGATTTGTCCTTCACGTGCAAGGAGCGCGCCGATAGCCTCTGTGCTGAGAGAGCCATTCTGTTTGGCCGACAGCTGTGTCTGCACTGCTGCGACCTGTTTCGTGAGCTCGGAGAGCTGGGTTTTGATATCTGAAAAAAATTGAAGGTTACTGCTCATTGATAATTCCTTTAGAGTATAAATTCGATTGCCTGTTCGATGGTGTGTTCCTCGTTTGCAATCTCCTGTGAAGGGGTCATGCCGGGTGTCCGGGTCAGTGAGTCTTCGAGAGAGGGCTCAGCGGAGTCCGGGCGCTGCGGCCCGGCGATCTCGTTGAGGTGTTCGAGCGCGCCCTGGCCATCTCTGGCCGTCTCCAGCCCAGTGGTCTGCTGCAATCGTTGGATCGAGTCTCGACCGTCAGGCTCAGGCCCTGCCGCCCTCTGAGGCTGCGCCGGGTCAGACTGTCTGGAGAGCGTGTCCCTGAGAGCCGTCACGCCGTCGACGAGGGCACGGCCCGTCACCTCTATGGCTCTCACCTGATTTTCGAGAGGTCTCAACGGGTTGGCCTGATCGATCAGGTATTGCCCTGTCCGCTCACCTATATCTCTCACCGCGTCGCCGAAGTTTCGCTCCACAGTGGACGGGCCAGTTGGCTGCGCGTGCTCCTCGAGCGCCGAGCGTTCCCTGGCGGCTTCGACCGCCGGGCGATCCCGCTCCGGCTGGTAGTCCAGCCCGCGCCGTTGAAGCGCAGGCCAGGAGAAGCCGCGCCCGAGGTCGGAACCTTTCATCAGCTCCTTCCCTTTCCGAAAGCTGATACCGGTCATGAGGCCGGAGTCCTGCACGTAAGGGACGACCTCGATGCCGGAATTCTGCAAGCGCTCGATGAACGCCGTGGCGGAAGGATTATCTTGCAGGGCAAGGTCGACATGGCTCTGCATTTCCATCCTGGCCGATAGCTCGCGTGTCCGGTTGAAGACTTCAATCTCGCCGCGCTTCGGGGCCGCGCGCTCGACTTCCGTGCTCGACTTCGTCTGCTCCAGCCCGTAGTCGCGCTCGACGCCGCGCAGCACCTTTTCCGCCCGCTGCTTGCTCTGCCAGTCACTGACGACATGGCCGTTGACATCCACGCGCGAGGTCAGGATATGGACGTGATCGTGGGCCCCGTCACGGTGCTGGATGACGACGTATGGGGCATCCTTGAATCCCATCTCATGGATGTATCGTTCGCTAATCTCCTGCCACTGCTCGACGCTCAGGCGGTCGTTCTCGCCCGCGCTCAGAGAGACGTGATGAACCGGTTTCTCTATGTCTGGCCGCTGGCCGCAGATGGCCTCGAACTCTTTCTGAAGCTCCTCCCTGGTCAGCCCCGACATGTTGCCGCCGATCACCCGGTGGCGCTCTCCGGCCTCGAAAGGCGGCGCGTGCTCGCCCGGCGACAGCTTCGCCTCCTTGAGCTTCTGCCGGTACGGTTCCTTCTCTTCAGGCAGCTTCGGCTCTTTGATCTTCGTCAGGTATTCCAGAGCGCCTGCGAAGCTCGCGCCCCCCGTTATTTTGCCGATCACGATGAGCCTCCGATCAGCTGATTTCTGACCGCGGCCAACTCCTGCCGGACAGCCTCCACGGCCTCCCTGACGGACTCTTCCCCACCGGGCTGGAAGCGCCAGATCGCGCCGTTCAAGGTGGCCATCAGCCGGGCCATTTCCAGCCAAGCTTGGCGATTCAGTTCGGGGATGATTTTGCGCGGCGGAGGGTCGCGCTCCAGCGACGCCGCGCGCGCCCACTCGTGGGGCGTCACGCCGGCAGAAGACGCTTTCTCTTCGATGATCTGTCGCTCTTCCTTGTTGAGCCGGATGTGAAGGGCTCCCGCTTCTCTGCGCTCGCTTTCGGGCAGACGGGGGCGGCCATATTTAGCCACGCAATTGCTCCTGTTGGATTTTGTGAGTTTGAGCGGGGTGACTTTTCGCTAAGCAGAAATCCTGCTCGCTTCAGTCAATTTCAAGCGTATAGATATTATTACAGATCGTCAATGCTTATATTTTTGCATCACGAAGCCTGCCAACTACAAACCTGTATGAAAAGCACCGAGCCATCAGATATTCGAGCTAATTACAGCCAGCTTTATTTCTATTTTGGGGTCAGTATTTTTGCTTGTTATGGATGGATATAAGGTTAGAGCCAGTGGGAAATCTGCTATGTGAGTGAGATGAAGTCCGGAGCTTTATTATGTCTGAAGAAGAAAAAGGTGCAGGTCAAAAAGTGGAAATAAGAGGAGAGAAAGAGGGGTCAAAATAAATGTCTGGAATGCTGTTCGGGAAGAAAGAAATCAGGCGCAAGCGCGCGTCAAAGTGAGCTTCAGATAATCAGACCTAAGTATTATCCGGCCTTGAATAATCGAGTGGTAAACCGTCAAGAGGATCCGCCTGCCTTAGTGCATTGATCAGGAGTTCAAACTTACTTTCATAAAATCCAAGTATCAACGGTAACTCGTCCAGTGTCGTGTAGAGCTGCCGGTCGCGAAAGTCGACAGTGTATCTCAGCTTCCCTTCCCCTTCGGCGATTCGTGCCCCGCCTACCGGGTACAAAATCGCTTCCACCCGAAAGGTGTAATTATTGATGTTATGTTCGAAATACGCATGCACTTTGAAGAGCCCGTAAATTCCCTCCCCGTCCTCCGTGTAGATAGCTTTCGTGAAGTCGGGGTCCCTGTCATGCCATAGATCCCTCTCGTCGCCGCCGTATTCATAGCCCTGCTCGGAGAGGTACTTGTGAGCCCTGAATAACACCTCGCGATTAGCCGGCGCCTCTTCGACGATCATCTCTTCTGTAACACGAAAGTCGGTATTGATGACCAGGTCAGCATCCGGGACACGAAGGCTGAAATAGAGATGTGAGCTCTCACGCTCCTCAGCTATATCTTCATTGGCTATCTGGACTGCCTCGCTGCGTGAATTGGCAGCCACATTGAAATAGAGGTGCAGGCCGTCGGGTTCTCCGATCCTAAACAGGTAATCATTCATGGAAACACTTCTTCACGCCGTTCTCCCCCGAATTTATTTGAGGTGGCAGTTGTACGCGGTAGTTTGAGAGCTTCAGATAAGGAGGGTTAGACACGACCGTCTCAACTCCTGTCTGATTGGTATTCCTGAAAGTCTTCAGTCGACATTTCAATCTGGATTTGCTTGCAGGCCCTCCACATGCTTTGCGCGGCAGGCGGTAAATCTTCCGGCATCTCGTCCGGCCATTCACCACCCGCAAGGTGTTTGAGAACCTCTCCGGCTGCCATATCCAAATCATTAATCGCCTGATCAAATGTGGTCTCTGTTGCCATGATAATCATCTCCTGAGGTGAAAAATTTCGAAGCCGCTGACCATTCAGTGCTCAGGAGAGTTTACCCTTTCCGAATCTTTCCCCGCCTGTCATTTATGTCGCAAAGCCCATAGCAGTGAAAAGAACTTTATCAGACGCGGCAGACTACAGCTCTTTCACTTCCCTTCACTGCTCAAGTTTTCATGCCGACATTTCTTGACGCCCTTTTCCATTCCGTCCGGGTAATGCCAGCCTGAGCCTGCACAATCCGGGCACTGCTTGGCGTCTACTGTGGGTGCAGTCTTCATAGCTTCGTCGGGAAGTTCCATGCCCTCTGCGCGCGCCTGCCGCTTGTCCACTTTCCAGAGACGACGGCGCAGATGCTCAGCCAGAAAAGAAGGGACTGAAGAGACCGTGGTGCGTCCGGCTGCGATCTTCAGTTCGGCTGCCAGCACCTCTCCAAGCTCTCGCCAGCGATCAGATTCCGTCGGCGATAATTCCCTGCCAGTAATCTCCTTTGCAACTTGTTTGAGCACTTCATTCAACCCGGCCAGCGCTGTCGCGTCATCATCATCATTCTTTCTTTCTGTAGTATTAAAGAAAGTATTAGGTGGCGCGGAACCTTCAACGCTTTCAATATTTGCACCCCTGCTACCACTGGTAGAATCCACCACCGCTACCCCTACTGCTTTCTGCGGGGGGTACCCGTGGTCGAAAGTAGTACCCGTGGTGGTAGGGGTAGCGGTGGTAGTACCCGTGGTAGCAGGGGTCGCCTGCTCTCCCTCGATCTCTTCAGGTAAGAAGACTGTAAAATCGTTGCCGCCCTGCGTGCCGCCGATCTCACGAATGGTTATCAAGCCGACCGCACTGAGCCGCTGGAGGATTGAACGCAGCGACTTGTCTGATCCGAGCCCTGCGCCGACGCGCAGGCGGTCCATCGGAATGCGCACTGATCGGCGGGGGGTGATGTACCCACGCGTCTGCGAATATAGAAAGTCATAAACCTGTTTGCTCTTACCAGTGAAGAGCCCGCCGGTGACTCCATCTCGCACGATTGAATTAGCGAAACGCGTGAAATCTCTGACTGGCGCAATCGGTATCGAAGGGGTAGGGGTGGTAGTAGGGGTAGGGGTGGTAGTACCCGTGGTACTACTTTCCCGCTCAGCCGCGGCAACGCGCGTTTGCATGGGAAGGGAAGTGTCCGAGCCGTCATTCTTGAAAAACTTGTCGAATACTTCCTGGTTAGTTCCTGCCGCTGTTTCCTCGCCCTTCCTGATTGCGCCGTATCTCCGTTTCGGTTTCGTGTCCACTGATGATCTCCTTTGCAGCCCTGAGATAGTCCATTGTTCCTGATGCTGCCGGATCGTATTGAATAATCGGCTTGCGCGCGTTGAACGCTTCTTTCAGACGGACGTTCTTATTGATCGGCGAAAGAGTGTACGCCTCGTAGTGCGCACAAATCTCCGTGTGGATATCCCGTGCAATATTCGTCCGTTCAAGAAAAGTCGGCAGCGCAAAGATCGTTAATGGATGTTTGAGCTGGACGATGATCTTTCTGAGGGTATTCATCAGATAGGGAACCGCTTCCCATGATTCCGGCGCGCACTCTATGGGGATCAGCACACTCTGAGCGGCGGCGAATGCGTTGATGTTGGCGAAGCCCAGAAAGGTCGGACAATCAATCAGGGCATAGTCGAAGCCTGTGACCTCTTCCAATGCATCCGCCAGCCTGTGCTCGCGGTTTAAGGCGCTATTGAGGTCAAGGTCGAGGGACGCCAGATTGAAGTTGCTGGGAGCGACGGGAATGCCGACGGGAGTCTTGAGAATAACCTCTGACAAAGGCTTGCCGTGCATCAGTACGTCGTAAACCGTCTCCCCGTCTGTGCCATAGCGGTCGAGAAGAAAGCGTGTGGCTGTCGCCTGGGGATCAAGGTCGAGCACCAGCACCTTTCGCCCCTGTGATTGCAGAGCCGCAGCGAGGTTGACCGCCGTTGTGGTTTTTCCGACGCCTCCTTTTTGATTAGCGATGGCGATCACTTTCATTGTGCAGCCTCCGGTTGTTTGATTTTCCTCTTTGGCCCAGGCTTCGGGCGTTCCATCTTCAGTGCTGTTGCAGGAATCTCCCAGTAAGATCCAATCGGAGATGAAATGTATTCAGCGTCAGGCACCAGCCCCGCGTCGAGCCAGTTGAGAGCTGTTCTGTAGTTAACGTTCATCTCGGCAGCAAATTGTCTCGCGGTCATGGTTGGAGTCCTTTTTGTCCTGACATTTTCACCTGCACCCCTCTGTAATCAACACGGAGGGCACTATCGCACAGAACTATCAGCAACGCAATAAATATTTACAGTGGTACGCACATTTTCTCTTGCTATTCTTTACAGAGGGGTGTATATATCCTTTCATCATTAAGCCACGAAGGAGCCGAACAGATGCCACGAACCCTATCACATGCTGAAATCGTCAACTGTGAAAACGCCAAAGAATCAAGGTGCAGGTGCAGATGCCGAGGACTTCTCCACGGTGCAAAAAGAGTAAGTGTAGATTCAGGGGTAGAGGGATTCTACGCACTGCCTGTTGATGATCCACATCATCTCCCGAGCCCGAGCGAGCGCAAAGCCACAGCCCGTACTAAGAGGGCAGAGCAGCGAGCGGCGAGAAATAGAATGATGCGTGAGCAAATCTGGCAGCGTATTGAACAGAGAAGGGAAGTCGTGAGGTAATCACTTTTTTACGTTTGCCTGGTAGATGATGAAGTCGCTTGGCTTGCATTTGAGGGAGTGGCAGATCGTATCAATGGTGGTCGTGCTGATCATCGTCATGCTTTTGGACTTCCACCAGCGAGAGGCAGTAGCCGCATCCACTTGCGCCCCACCTGCCGAGTTGATGGCCTTCATCAACTGATACGAGTTTTTAATCCCGCGCTTCTCAGCGGCCCCAGGAATATCAATCGTGACCATGCCTCGCATTATACAAATAGCATGGCTTCTCTGATAGTATCTTGCGTAATAGTATTGTCTTTGCTAGTATCCGAATCGCAAAATCCGGTGTCTAAGGTTATCAGGCAAAGATCTTTGCTTATTGCCTTTTCACAGAAACTGTGGCTAAGATGCGAGCGTTTCCTCAGTTTCTCAATCTTCCGCCCCCCGACGGCGGGCACACTTAAACTGCGCCGCCAACCAGCATAGTTAGCGGCCACCACAGTTGAATCATAGAAAGCTGAGCCTTAGATTTGGCTCGTCGCGATGCTGATGATAATGCCCAGATAATCTATCAGCGTGATGTCTGTCGAGGGCGCGCTCGTTGTTGTTGGCTCCGTCGGCGACTCATCACCTGGCATACCCATATCACCGGCCTGTGTAGAGACGGCCATGATTACCAACAACGCCAGAGTTATAGCGGCTCTTTTTGTTTTGTTCATAAAAGGCTCCGGTTTCGGAATGGTGGGAGTAAGAACTGTCGTCCTCATCATAGGTTAAGAAACCGGCCTCTACAAGTTTTCTTGTAAGGCGCATTACCTAAGTCAAATCAAAGGTATAGGGTGCAGCTTCATGCCAGTCAGAACACCTTCTTCAAATGCGATTGACAAGCGAGCGACAGACGCCTGTGAAAAAGCTCTGAATCAAGAGCGGGCAGGTGAATATGATTTAGCAGTTGAGGAACTCGTGGAGTTTTGGAAAGGCGCGGGTCACTGGCCCAGGATAGAGAAGCTGAATCCTGTTTCGGCGGCGCAAGTTTTATTACGCGCAGGCTCTCTGACTGGGTGGATCGGCAGCGCACGCAAAGAAGCCAACCTTCAGGAATTAGCCAAGGATATTGTTACCGCAGCTTTTGATCGATATATCCAGCTCAATGAACCGGAATATGCAGCCGAGGCAGAAAGCACGCTCGGGATTATGTACTGGCGGCAGGGCTCATTACCTGAAGCGGAGGTACGTCTCAAATGCGCTATTGATCGCATTAAGGAGATTTCAAACGGAACCAGGTTGTGGGCACAGCTAAACCTTGCCTTGGTTGTGAGATCACAGGGGCGGTATGGTGAGGCACTCAACGTCCTGAATGAGATAAAGCAGCTCGTCGAAGCGAGCGGCAGCCATACTCTTCAGGCGACCCTTCATAATGAAGCCGGTCTTGTTGCGAAGAACACCGGAAATTTGAAACAGTCTTACGATGAGTTTCTCTTATGCCGGGTACATTTGGAACAAGCCGGGCACACCCGCTATCTAGCTCGGTTGGAAAACAATTTAGGACTGTTATGCATGACAGCCTCGGATTTCACCGAAGCGCATGCCCACATAACCCGCTCCAGAATATTATTCACAGCATTAAAGGATGAAGGTGCGCTCGTCCATGTTGATGATTCACAGGCTCGCATCTATTTAGCAGAACAAAAATACTCTGAGGCCGAAGCTTTAGCGCGCAGTGCATCTGAACAATTTGAAGATGCAGGGGAGTTCGTTGAGGCGGTGGAGTCTTTACAGTTACAAGCTCAATCTCTAGCCAAGCTGCGACGCTTCGCTGAATCATTCGAGGTGTATAAGCACGCTTTTCAATTAGCAGCAGAATACGTAACGCTTGAGCAGCGATCTAAAATTGCTATTCAGATGTTTGAGGAGTTGAGCGAAGCGATCTACGTGCCAGCGGGCCTTCCGTTCAAGGAAGAGGTTTTACTCTTTGAACGAAAGTTGATCGTTGAAGCATTAACTGCTTGCGAGGGTAAGCCTACGCCAACAGCGCTGCGCCTTGGTATAACTCAGCAGGCTTTCTCGGTTATGGTTAATAATGGAAGACATTCGGGTTTGCTAAATAAACGCACGGAAGTCAAACCTCGTAAACGTAGTATCATCATGAGGAAGTCAGTGACGAAAAAGAGACCTCATCCCGTCACCCTCCTGTCCGATGTAAAGGATAAGGGCTCGGCGGATTAAGCAGTTTTCCTTCCTCCCCCATTGTGATTAACTTTCAATAATTGTTTAAGTAACGATTCGAGTTGATCTGGATCGAGTTGGCGGTAGTCTGTAAAGAGAGTGGAGCTTCTTTGTCGGAGTGCCTCAATCACAAGTTCGCGAACTACTTCATCAAATCCTTTCCCTTCAACCTCTGCCAGGCCCTGAATGAAGATGGTCTCACTTTCGTCGAGATCGATGCGGGCCTCCTGCTCCGATTCGACCGCTGAAGTTATATCCGGGCCCTCACCAGTGAGCAGCCAATCTATGGAACGTTTCGTAGAATTCCTGAATTTTATAAGCGCATCGAAGTTTAATTCCCGCTCGCCATTAATTACTTTGTAAACAGCCTTGTCCGTCTCGAAGCCCAGATATTTCGCAATAATCTTCTTATCTTCCGTGCCCAACGACTCTTTATAAGCTTCGATTAAGCGCTCTCCAACAGTCACTGTTTCCCCGTTTCGTCTAAAAAGTGATTGACAGTTTTCGACATTATGGCTACCATCGCAGTTGTAACACCTGTTACTTGAGGAAGAATACACCATGACGGTCAGTGAAACCAATGCATTGATGGCGATTTTGGGAACGAACGCGACGGCCATTGCTCGCGACCTCGAAGAGGATCGGAGCGCTGTCTCTCAAGTGCTTAATCAACTCCGTCCTAACCCGAGATTGTTAAGAAAAATCGCTAAACGACTCGGCGAATTGGTCGAGGAGAAAGTGCTTGAGATTCAGGAAATCACGGCACTTGCCAATTCCTGACCTTGCAAGCGTAATACTATCAGGGATGATACTACCAAAGCACTAAATTACCGGTCAATCAAATGTTTCACTTATCTCAACCTCAAGTTTGCGGCAGTCGTTGGGGGCGACGACTGCCGCGCGCGGAGCGGGCGAGTTACGAGTGCTCGCCCGCTCTATGTGGGCTATGAAGTTTTGTTTCGAGTGTGCCCGTAGGGGTGAAGACGGCGAGGCCCGCCGGTTACGGGTTTAGGACGGCATCGGGGCAATGGGGCGAGTGGATAGCAAATGCTCGGCCCCTTCTTCCGTAAGACAGAAAGTTTTTTTCATTCAGGGTAAATGTAAATGTCCATGGGAACAAAACGTGATCAAAGCCCTGTTGAAAGAGCCACGGCTCTCACCATCAAGGCGAAGCGGATCACGTTGCTAGCTGTCACGCAACGGGTGAATCAGGAGGCGGGCTTTTATCGCGCGAGGCGTGCAGCCCTGGAAGCGATTGAAGGCGGCAAGACTGAATCGGAAATCATAATCGCTGCTGGCGACGCTTACTTTTCTTTCATTAAGCAAACCAGTGAAGTGGAGAGTCAATGACGATGATTCGTAATTATTGAATCGCTTGTAAAACGAAAGGCCACTCGTCGCCTGCGAAAACGTCTGAGTGGCCTACTACCTTTGAAATGGAGAACCTGAGTCCATGTCCACTATAGCAACGAACCCGGCCCCTGACAACAGAAATTCATCAGGGGCCGTACCCCAAGGGAGCCCAGTGCAGGCCCCACGCACTCCCGCAATAACACACGACTCTCCTGACGAGCACACGCATGCGCGCGATCATCCGCCTGACCGCAGTAAAGAATTTGGTCTCCCGCTTTTGATCGCTCCTGACCGACGGAGCTGGTCATTCATCATGCTCGATTAACCAGGGAAGGTAGCTGCGCTTGTCTGATCAATCCGCAGAACAGAAAAGACACCTGGCGCCGGTCGAGACACCGCGTCAGAAAACTCAATCGAAGTATTTACAAATCCGTGATCTGCGGAAGTACCAGCATTACAAAGATCGCAACCCTCCTTGGGTGAAACTCTATGGCGAGCAGCTTGAAGATTATGAGTTCCAGCAGTTGCCTGACGCCACGAAGTTTCACGCGTTGGCGCTCACATGGTTGGCGTCAAAGACTGAAAACAAAATCCCCTTCGACTCGACCTGGGTCGCCTCTCGAATCGGTGCGCAGGAACCGGTGGACTTCGAGGCGCTGATCAGGTTTGGGTTTCTGGAGCCCTGGCAGCCTCGATTGCAGGAGCCTGGGCCTGGGGAGCAACTTCCACTACCGGCTGGGGATGCTCAGGGGGGTGATCAAGGTGTAAGTGCCGTCGGGACATCGGCTTCCGGCGATGCTAGCAAAGTGCTAGCAACTTGCTATCAAGTTGCTAGCACAGAGACAGAGACAGAAGCAGAGACAGAGGCACACACAGAGGCAGACACAGCGCCCGCTAGCGCGGACCGGTGCTGTGGGTGCTGTGGAAAAAATGTCTTTTCCAGATTCCCGTTCGACGACGCATTTGTTCTCGTCCAAATCTGGAAGCAGCAAGGAAAGGTTGTGTCGGGCAGGTTGATCGAAAACGTTGGCGGGCTCGCTCGCAAACTTCATCAGGAGGGAACTGCTGACGGCGAGATCGAGGAGATGAAACGTCCGAAGCCACCGAAGCGCGAGTTCACTGATGCTCCCTGTTCCAAATGCTTCGGAGCGAAATCGGAGGTGGTTCAGGGTAAAGGCGCTCGTCCCTGCACGCATTGTGTGGATGAGATAGGCCAACGCACTGGCCGCGAGCCGAAGAGTTGGAGCGATAGCTATGGCGCCTAAGAATAAACACTTGAGCGATCATGTCCGCCACCGACGAAAGGCGCGCGAGGAAAATAAGAAACCATTTTCTGACCAGTTTATTCGCTGCGTCGAATGCACATCTGATTTTATCTGGACGGAGCGCGAGCAGCAGTTCTTCAAAGAGAAGGGATTTAAGAATCCGCCAAAGAGATGCCGCGGCTGCCGCGGGCAAGCGAGGAGCGAGCGGGGGGAAGCATGAGCAAGATCATTACCGTTTCGAATGATGATTAGAGGAGGGGACGCATTGTCCAAGCGGTTCAAATGTGAAGTGTGTAGCAAAGGATCGGAGCGCCTGCACATGCGAGACGCGGACGGCAAGTGGGTGTGCGCGCTCTGCATACCGGAGCGTGAACTGAACGCTTGCGCGGGCTTGCGCGAGCGACTTGGTTTGCAACCAAAGCGCAAGCGAATGGTAGGCGTGCGCCAGCCCGAATAGGTGCACGAAAGGAATTTAGCCATGCGGAAACACCCTAAAGAATATGTCTACTTCTGCCGCACTGAAAAAGGTGGCTGCGGTCGGAAGGTTGTGCTCGTCGGAGAATCCTACACTCAAATCAACGGCGCGCAACGTAGACCCGGAGTGCGGCCCATCGCCGTGCATGTAGATGAAGTTGGGGAGCGAAAGATCATCAAGGGTTCGCGCCAGGTGATGCTGCGCGCTCGCATTCGACTGGAGGATAGCTGCGCTTCTCGCGCCGAGCGGGCGCGTACTGCGGAACTTGAAAAATGGCCTCGTGCTTCGAGGGTCGAAGCGCGAGCTTGAGAAGAGAGGGGCGCTATATCAATCATGGGAGCTAGAACCCCGATCGAGTGGACGCGCGACCAGATCACCGGCACTGAGGGCGCGACCTGGAATCCGCTCGCTGCGTTCCGAACTGATGTCGAGCCCGAGCGTCGCGGGCACTTCTGCATTAAGGCGGGAGATGATTGCCTGCGTTGCTACGCCGAAGGGATGAATCTATGGGTCGGCAACGGCCTGGCTTACATCGCGGCTAACCTTGAGCACATCCGTTTCGAGCTCGTCAACCTCGACCTTCCCAGACGCTGGCGCGGCCATCCGCGAAATATCTTCGTCGAATCAATGAGCGACCTAATGCTGCCGATCAAGAGAGCGGGGATACCTCTCATCACTTACGAGATGAGGAGCAGAGTGTTTGACGAGATGCTCGCGCAGAACATGCACATCTACCAGTTCCTGACCAAACATGCCGATGAGCTGGCGCGCTTCGTTAAGCTCTACCGGAATGAACGCGGTTGGTCGAGTAAAGTTTTCGCCGAGAAGTTCCGGCATGTGCATGTAGCCGTGAGCGCGGGTAATCAAAAGTATCTGGAGAAGCGGGCCCCTCATCTTCTCGATTGTCCCTTCGAGGTACGGCTGCTATCGCTGGAGCCGCTGATCGCGCCTGTTGAATTGTCCGTCATCCGTAACTGGCCCTACACAATCGGCCCCACCGCGCACTGGGATACTCCTCATGCGCGACGCATTCAGGGTGTGCTCCTTGGTGGAGAGAGTTATTTCCGAAGCCCGCGGCGCGCGCGAGCCATGTCTCCCCAGTGGGCTCGCGGCGTGCGCGATTTTTGCGCTCTCTTCGGAATGGAGTTCTTCGATAAACAGTGGGGAGAGTGGAAACCACTGGACGGCTCGGCTGATCCGCCTGAAGGTGATGACGGCCCGGCGTGCGTCGCCTGCGGCTGTACTGAAAATAATCCTTGCGAGGGTGGCTGTAATTGGATAGAGCGTGAGGGCCTCATGCAGGATTTCTGTTCCTCCTGCCGTAATGTTCCGGTCGAAACTTTTCACGGCATTGAGTATGTCCTCGCAGGCAAAAAGAAAGCGGGACGCTGGCTCGATGGTGTCGAACATAGCGGGTATCCGAGGCTCAAGGAGTTTTGTCAGTGAATAGCTCCCCGACTTCAAAGAAGGGGCTTCTACAGAAATTATCGGAGGTTGAGCAATGCATTGTCCGCTATGTAAGCGCGAAGAAGTTCTGAACGAGTACGACGTGTGTGATGCCTGCTACACGGGGTTGCGTCAAGGGCGGCGCAGCATTGATTTGTTTCGCACTAAGGATGTCAACCCTTTTGGTGATTACGTGCGCTTGCTCGCGCGAATGGCACGGCGCGAAGAGGCGCGAAGTTGAAAGCCTGCACGCAGTGGCTACGCATTCCTCTTCGGTTTGAAAACCGAAGTTTCCTGCGAGGTTCTGATGAAGGTTAAAGTTTACGTTCCTCAAACCTTCGAGATTCCAGACAATCGCTTGGCATCGCTGGCGCGCACTGCCCGCCGTCGCGGAGATGCGACCTCAATCGGCATGTCGCTGCATTCACTCGTCGAGATAGCGCGCTTGGACGGCATCATTAAGATTGACGAAGACTTCGTTACCGACGGCGACGATGATCGCTATTACTATCGCGGAAAGATTCGTACGTCTCATGAAGTTTTTGACCTGCAAAGGAAGAGAGAAGAGCCACAGTGAACAGCCTTGCATGAGCAGCGTTGAGGTGTAGAGGTGAATGAGACGGGACCCGGTTGGGAGTTAGTCGCGTCAGTGATCGTGGCATTCCTTCTGTATTCGTACGGAGTGATTACCGACAACTCAAAATGAGTATTCCATGAAAGACGCTCAACAATAGGATTGTGAATTAAATATTCGCTTTCGAGGTAGCCCACGTGAACATAAAAGAGTTCTATGAGACCCACAACGGCAGGCCATATTACGATACGACGGTTAAAGAAATTTCCGAGAAGCTGCGCGACCAGGACTTGCAGGCGGTGGCGATGCTGATCTCTCCGATGAGAGCCGGCGCACGCATTTTCGCCGCCACGGTCGAATGGGAGCTGTATCGACCGCACACGGCGGCGAATTCGCTCATGCAGATGATTCACGTTCTATGGGCGAAGTGTATGTGGGGCATTCTGATCTTTCAGGCGGATGACCGCTCGGAGATTGACGAGATAGCCGGACGCCATGGTCTGCATTTGAGTGATGGCATTCCGCAGATTTTTCCTTTTGAGAACAACTTGGGATTTAGTAGTGCCCGCGAGAAGCTACACCCTGAAGCTCAAATCTTTCCGGTCACGAATCAGAATCTCTTCACGCTCGAATTTTCACCGTCGGAGCAGACGCGTCTTAATTCTCCTGAAGCACTCTCTGAGAAATTTAACGAGGAAGATCGAGCGATCAGAGAGTTGTACCGACGGCACGGAGTTGGAGAGAAAAAGGTGGATGAGATTTTACGGGGGAGGGGCAATGATACAAAGACTCCTGGTGATGAGCAGCGCGGAGCGGCAGGTGCTGTGCGCTGAAAAGCAACCCGCTTTCAAGGTATTTGACGGCCCGGCATTTCGCGTCGTGCGAAAGTATGTCGCCGAACTGAAAGAGGCTTACGACGCGATGGGTACTGTGTATCGAGGTCGTGAAGGAAGCTCGCTTGCAGCACCCTATTTGAATGTGATGATCGTCTCGGCCAAGTATGGCCCGATACCCTGGGCCACACTGATCGAGTGCCATGACGAGAAGTTGACTCCGGCGCAAGCTGAAGCGAGGCGCGACGAGTGGGTGCAAAAGCTCAAGCATCATTGCCAGCTCTGGAGGCCGGAGCGCGCCTTCGTCTACGGCGGTCAAACGTACAAGCAGGCAGTGCCGGTAACGCGCTGGCAGCCTGTAGGGTGTGCGGTGGAGTTGGGTGCAGGCGGTCTGGCTCATCAACTAGGACAACTCAAGCGGTGGCTGTTGACGAGTCACGAAGTGGCGGCGGCAAGCCCGGCGGAGCGCGAGGCGCCTACTCATTTGAGGCCGGTTTAGAGCCTCCGTTTGGGTGTTGAAAAAACGTCTTGTCAGCACCCTTTCTAGGTAATGACAAAACACATTGTCATTACCTAGCCGCAAAAAGGGCGGGCAAGCGCCCCCCTCCGGCGGCTTCGGGCTGATTTTCATTGTGTGAAACGACTTGTCACTTGTCACTCGTCACTCGTCAGATGGGGCTGAAATCCAGGGCTTGAGGCTGCAAAAATTCGGAGCAAATGGATGAGCGTTAAAACAGGCCACATCACCCTCGAAAAAGATTCCCAGATGGGCGTGCTGCACCTCGTCCATTCGAGCCCCGCGGGACTTCCCTCGAACCATCCTTTCGCCCCCTGCAACGCCTACCTCGACTACTTGGCCGAAGGCGGCAAGCGCGGTCAACGGGTCAACCTGGAGAGGGCCGCGCGCATCCTCGTGGGCGAGGATCAGGCAACCATCATGGACTACGACTGGCGAGCGCTGCGTGCTCCGGCCGTCGAGCACGTGCGCAACCGGCTCCTGCTCCAAGAGTATGCTGCGAGCGTTATCAACTCGACGCTTTCGGCTCTCAAAGAGGTGGCGCGCCGCGCCTGGCGTCTCAACCAGATGTCGGTTCAGGAACTGGAAGAAATCCGGGATGTCAAAGGAGTGAGAGGCAATCACTTGGTCAGGCCCGGACGCGCACTCTCCGTCTCTGAGATCAGTGCTCTCTTTCGCATCTGTGACCGCGCGAGCGCGACCGCTGCCGGCGCGCGCGATGCGGCTCTTCTGGCCATCCTTTACGGTGGCGGCCTGCGGTGCTGCGAGAGTATTCGTTTGCACCTCTCGGACTGGACGCCCCGCTCGCATCAATTGAGAGTTCACGGCAAAGGCGAACGGGATCGCACGGTTCACTTCCTGGATGGGGGGGCGCGCCGGTGCATCAACCTCTGGCTTCGTCTGAGAGGGAACGAGCCCGGCCCATTGCTGTGTCCCGTAGACAGGCACGGTGGCATTCACACAGAGAGGGGGCTGAGTGCCGCAGCCATCTACAAAACTTTGCAGCGCCGTGGTGAGGAAGCGGGCTGTGCTCACTTCTCCGCGCACGACCTGAGGCGCAGCGCCGCCACACACCTTCATAAGGAGAGCAAAGACATTGAGCTCGTGCGGGACTTTCTCGGCCACGTCTACGTGCAGACGACGCAAGGCTACATCCGCTCGGGCGGAGATGCCGCGCGCAAGCGTGCAGCCAAAAAGATGCGAGTGCCGTTTCGCCCGCCCAGTGGCAAATCCAAGCGTCGCAAGCGCACCAAGCGCGGCGGGGGTTGGAAGGCTCAGCTCAGGAGCCGTATCAACTAATTGATTTTGCTCTAACAACACAAAAAGAAAAGGAGGAAGCCCGCCTATTACAAAACAAAAGGGCATTCTTGCCTATCGGTAAAATCAATCTAAGGGGAGGCGGGCTCGGGCTCGCCGGTGTTCTAAGCCCGGCAACAGGGGCTCCCGCCTCCCCGTTCAAACGATGGAAGGGAATCGGATGCGCATACACGCGGGTATGCCTGAGTCATTGAAATGGGAAGTCTATCTCGACGGCGAGCTGCTGGAAGACTGTATCGAGGCCAGCGACGAGAGCGGCATCGCCTTCGTGCTCGATCTTGACGCAGAGGGCAGGGTGCAGTGGGGACACGGGCTTGTTTGCACCCGTGAAGAGTACACGGTCACTCTGGTTTTCAAAGACCCGGCGAAGGGCGTGATAAGCACGACGACCGCACCTCGTGTGCTGACAAGTTGTGATTGCCCCGTCAAGACCAGAATGTTGCGAGGCCGTGTCGAGTTTCGGCGACGCATGCGCACTCGTCACGAATGGGTGTCACCTTCGAAGGAGAATAATTGAAGCAACAACAAAAGAGAAAACGTGAGTTGTACTGCCGCTGCGGCGCACATCTCGCCGTCACTCTCACCTCCAGCGGGCAGTCCAGTACTGATCTGGTCAAGCGCTGGAGAGTCAGGCACTCGGGCTATGGACACGGTCCATGCTCTCGCTTTATCGCGGGCATGGTCAGACTCAGATCAGGCGTCGGCCGACGACAAGTTTTCGCCGCGGCGGATAGTGGGCCTGAACTAGTGGGTTGATCGGGAGGGAATAATTTTGAGCATTGCGTTTCAGAGTTGGTGGCGCAAACATCGCGCGAAACTATTTGATGCTGTTAATTCCGGCGTGCCTTGCGACCAGCGTGCCTTGGAACGGCTCGGCAGCAGGATGTGGGATGAAGCCGTCGAGACCGCAGCCATTGGGGCATACGTGGCGGCACGTGAGCGAGGGCTGAAAGCCAAGGAAGCTATCGCCATCGGCGATGATGTTGCGCGCGGCTACAGAACCGACGGGCGGCGGATAAAACGGAAACCTTCCAAGAAGCGAGCTGCTCCGCCAGCGAAGAAGCAATGAAAGCTCAGTTCGAGATTAAGGACCTGATCGTCACGATCTCGTGCCCCGGATGCGAGACGCTTCAGCACTCGCCGCATCATCCCGGCTCGCAGGGGTGGAGTCCTAAAGATGTTAAGTACATCGGGCCGAAAGGGAAGGTCTACTGCCGGAAATGTCACCAGCCGTTTCGACTTCCGGGTCCATTATTTAGATTGGTACCGGAAACTACTGAAGTTGAAGCTGGAGATGATCTCGTCAAAAAGGGCATCCCTCGCACCGAACGACAGAGAGAAATTCTCGAATACATCAGAGGCTTCATTGAAAGGAAAGGGCACCAACCCACATATATGCAGATTGCTCGCCATTTCGGCATCCGCTCAAAGGCTTCGATTGCAAAGCATATCAGCGCGCTGGAGCGGCGCGGGTTGGTTTCGAGGGGACGTGAAAACGGTATGTTCTCTTTGACTCTATGACAGTCTCATCAAAGATGAATTTAGGATAAATGGAACTCTACCAAAAAATCTCCTACGCACAATCGCTCCTGAATGAAGCTGAAGAAGAGTTGCGCCTGGCCCGGATGCGCGCGCGGGCGCTGGCGTCCGCACACTATCCTCAGCTTAAAGAGGCCGACTTTACAGCGTTTCTCAAAGAGCCTTATGTATTAGTTCCGAAGCGCGGCCACGAGTGGTATTGCGTCGTGCCTCGCTTCGTGGATTTCTCCGTCGGCTGGCTTGAGCGTGCGACGGCCTCTTACAACCTCTTTCTCATTAACCGCTATACGCTCTGGCTCGGAGACGTGCCCGAAGACCTGAGAGCCGCGACAGGGCTGGAAAAGCCTCCGGGTGATCTTCAGGTACTGGACGGCAAGCTCCTCTTTAACCGCCAGGACAAGCCTGTCGCCGAGCACTACAAATCATATCTCTCCGGCCTGCGCTCTGACTCCGGCGTCATTACTCGCGGAAAAGAGTTTCAGCTTCTCGCTCAGCTCATCGAAGATGGCTATCTCCCTTTTGTACCCCGCCCCGTTGCCGAGGCCGACAAGAGATCACCCGAGGTCAAATTCAACTTCGAGGGTAAATATGAATTCCAGGGTGACGCTTACAAGGAGTTCATGCGGCTAGGAGCCGTCGGCATCTTCTGGATGACCAGTGCCGGGAAATCCTTTCTCGCGATGGCCGCACTGGATTCGATTAAGGGGAGAAAATTGATCGTCGTGCCGACGCGCACGCTGGTTGATCAGTGGAAGGGTTATCTAAAAGAGCATGCTCCGCGTCTATTTAACGAATTGCTCTACAGGGTAAGTAGCGGAGACCTCGAGGTCGTCACCTACAACGCTTACGAAAAAGTGCGGAAGAGTGAATTTCAGATGGTGCTCTTCGACGAATGCCACCGGCTGCCGGCGACCACTTTCTCCAAGCTCGCCACCCTCAAGACGAAATACCGGATGGGCCTCTCTGCTTCGCCCTACCGCGAAGACGGGCGCACCAATTACATTATCGCGCTGACGGGATATCCGATCGGCCAGGACTGGAAATCTCTTATCGCCATCCTCGGTAAAGACTTTCATACGGTGGACGTGTGGATCGTATCTTCACTAGCCTCGAAGCTCATCAAAATCGGCGACCTCTATCATCCGGGTAGAAAAACGCTCATCTTCGCCGATTCCATTGACTTCGGGACGCAGATCGCCAAGCGGTTTTCTCTCCCTCATGTGCATGGGGGGACTTCGAAGCGGATGGACGTGGCGCGCGCAAGCAAAGCCTTTGTCGCCTCGCGCGTGATGGATGAAGGCGTCTCGATCAATGACCTGGAACACATCATCGAGGCCGATTTCCTCTTCGGTTCCCGGAGGCAGGAGTTGCAACGGACAGGCCGACTCCTTCACTCCGATGCTTCGACCCAGCACGACATCATTATGACCAGGGAAGAGTTTGATCAATACGGGAAGCGGCTTCACGGGTTAGTAGAAAAGGGATTCAAGATTAATGTTCACCAGTAGTGCTTTATTTAGAGAGCGGTCAAGCTCCTCCGAGGAAATTTGAAATGTGGCAGCAACTTATTGCGCATCTCCGCCAGACACTTGAAAGCCAGATCGTCTCAGGCGGCATTCTACTCATCATCACTACCAGCCTCGTCGCCTTGAGTCGGAACACACCGAGGGCGTTTTGGTCATGGCTCAAGCGCCAGATAATCATTCAAGTTGACATCATAAATAACGATCCGCTCTTTGACAGTGTCGCCCTGTTTTTGGATAAGCATCCTTATAGCCTACGCTGTCGGTCGCTCACGGCCCAGATGAAGCACAGCGAGGAACGGGCGCTCAATCAACACACGCCACACAATTCCACGCAACGCATTGTCCCACGCATCCTCTTCACCCCAGCGCCCGGACATCATATTTTCCGATTCCGTGGCCGCCGAGTCTGGCTCTGGCGAGTACGCAAGGATGCGATGGAGGCCACTCAGGAAGCTCTGCGCGGGCCCGTGATTGAATATTTTCATATCCGCATGTTCGGTCGTCGCCAGGAGCGGATGCGCGAGCTTTTAGAGGCGGCGCGCCAATGCACGATTGATGCCACGCGGGGCCGCTGCGAGATATACAGTTCAAACTACGGCCAATGGGTCCGGCTGGCAAAGATCAACCGGCGCACCTTCGCAAGCCTCGTCTTCCCCAGCTCTATCCTGGAGAAACTGACTGAGGACGTGCGGGAGTTCCTTGAATCACGCCAATGGTACGGCTCGCTCGGCATTCCTTACCGGCGCGGCTATCTGCTGCACGGCGTCATGGGCTCGGGCAAGACTTCGATCATCGAAGCCATCGCTCATGAGTTCAATATCCCCCTCTATATTCTCAATGTGGGCGGGACGATGATGACCGATGAGCGGCTCAATGAATTGTTGATCGCCGTACCTCCAGGCAGCATAGTCCTGATCGAAGAAGTGGATGCTGCTGTCAGCGGTGAGCGGGTTATCTCCGCGGATTCATACCACAGCGTGACCTTTCAAGGATTATTACAGGCTCTCGATGGCATTACGGCCCGGGAGGGCTGCATGGTCTTTATGACGACGAATCATCTCGACCGCCTAAATAGTCGACTGATCCGAGATGGGCGTGTGGATGTGAAGATCGAATTCAAGCATGCCACGCGCGAACAATGTGAGCGTCTGTTCAAGCGTTTTTACCCGCAGGCTGAGGCCAGCCTGACGAATAGTTTTGCCGATGCACTGGGTGATCGAGAGGTGGCCATGTCCACAGTCCAGAAGATACTGGTTGATCATAAACAAAATCCTTCAGCCGCGCTGCTCGCTGCACGGGAATCTCAACAAGCCCCGCGGTCAGTGGCGGAAGAGGACGAGCGCGCAGCATAAGAAAAGACTTTCATGTTCAACTGGCTATCATCATTTAGAAATTGGTGGCGCACGTGGCGCGACCGTCGAGCTCGACGGCGCGCAGCTTTGCGACGCAGATACTAAGATGCGGCTCTCTTCGATGGCTAAAAGGGAGTGGTATATGGTAATTCTAAAATCAATGAGCGCCCTGTAGCTACATCACCACAGCGCGCTCAGTATTGTTCGGATAACCTTCACTCGGCGCACGCCACATGCGCCGCCTCAGAATCCCCTCACGTCTTGAAGAATAATCAAGACCAACTCCCCGTGTCAATTCATGTTTCCTAACCTGACGTAGGAGGGATTATGCCTCATAAAGCACAACTGATCGAGACGGAACTCTCAGAACTGCTGGAAATCGAGTGCGATGTTCGCGATCTGGTCAAATATGTCGAAGACGGGCAAGCGGCCAACTCGCAGCGCGGCAATACTGTCCAGGCATTCGCGCCGGGCACGCTGGAGTTCGTCAAGAAGGTCAAGCAGCACCTTGAGCAGCTTGACACAGTGCGAAGATCAAAAGCTGCTTAAACGATTCATTTCCAGCATATTTCGTAGGATCCCAGCATCTGGCTCAATTTGCCGGCAGGCGAAAGCTTTTCCGGCGTATGCACCTCTCACCGGAGCCAAAATCGCAGGGACTCCTACCGGATGAAGCCAGTCGCCACTTTGACGGAATTTGACGCTGCGGAGGATGGTAATGGCTGACAATCCAGGCTTCCAGCCCTTTCCTGCCCAAGCCTTGGGTGGCCTTCAGATAATCGAAGTGCCGCTCTCTCGCGTAGAGGTTCAGGTCAAGCGGCACAAGCGAAAAAGTAGCCGCCGCTGGCAAAAGAAATGGCTCAAGAGGTTCGGCACGCGCACGGAGTATCACCGAATGTTCAAGCCGGGTGAAGTGATCCTCGACGAGATTCACGGGATTGTTTACGCGCACCCCGAAGAGGCAAGAAATATGAAGTATCAATCGATGTATGGTGGATGAGATGGCATCAGGTGACGGTGAAATTACTGAAATTGACCAGCGGAGCTACGCACGCATACAAGGTCAGATGTGCCCATACTGCGGGGGCAAAGAAATTGTCCCGCCCCATAGGTTCGAGTTCGAGATGGTTGATGATGGCGACAAAAAGATGGTGCGCCAGCGTACAGAGTGCGAGAACTGTGGCCGGCAATGGTGGGATGTCTTCATCTTATCTCACATTGAAGAAATCTCTACGGATTCTGAAAATGGACAATCCAGTTGAAACCATAAGGATTATCTGCGAGCAGTTTGACGAAGATCCTCCAAGGAAGTGCAACAGTATTGAAGCAACAATTGCTCGCTGGATAGATTTTGCTCGAATCAAGGGGGCATGTGTTTATGAGAGCGGTTCAAATTCTTTAGACTGGTATATCGCATTCCGCCCTATATCAGAAGGAGATCGTAGAATCTTTTAATGAATTCTCATCAATACTTGATTGAACGCTGGCATCGCAGGAGTTCTGATGCTCCATTCCTATAGTGGTATGGAACTTCCCGCCTAACCCTGTTATTTGCTCTGTTTCTTTTGGTTAAGTCAGGTTCGCCTCGCATGCCCCGGCCTGCTTACTCACAGGCTCAAAAAATAAATCTCCCCGCTTATGTATAAGCAGCAAGGGATGACGGGGCGCACTTTCAGCGGCGGGCTATTTCCGGAGGACAGGCGAAGGACTCGCGCTGTTCCATCGGATCTGCGCGCGCTGGATGTCCCGGAATCGAAAATCCGCTCTGTGATCTTGAAATATCTACTCCGTTCGAACGTGATCGCCGAGGTTACAGACTCGATGACCCTTCAGACGGTCAAAGGTCCGCGCCAACTCTGCTATCCCGACGGCTGGCCAGACATCTCGGCCCTTGTGCCGGTCACGGGGCGGTTCTGGGCGATTGAATGTAAGGACAGAGACGGGAAGCTTCGACCATCGCAGGAGGCGCGTCTTCCGGAACTGGAGGCGAGTGGCGCGCTGATTACGATCGCACGGGATCAGACGGATGTCTCCACGGAGTTGAAATTACAGCTTTCTCTCCTTCCACGTGGTGCTTTCGAGCAATATATCGTCAAGCTGAGGCAGATTCGCTCTGAAGCTGCCCGGCTGGAATACGAGCGGGAACAGGCCAGGCGGGCGCGGCGGCGCGCGTAAGACTCAATTCAGCACCTCCTCATCAGGAGCAGGCACTATAGATTTATGATGCAATCCCTATCCCTCGAAGTGCTTCCGTCAAATATTACGCTCAAACGCTGCTCGAAATGCGGGCAGGAGAAGTCGCTTGATAGTTTTCAGGCGAACCGTAAACAAAAGGACGGCCGGCAGAATCAATGCAAGCCGTGCAGGAAGCGGGCGGGAGATAATGATCAGCATCAGGAATCGCTCGACCTCGGACGAGAGTTGCTCGCGCTGGCACTCAAGCATCCGGGTTATGCCGATATTCTGAACGAAGCGATTGGCAGCGTTCGCAATCGAGGGACGCGCACGGTAGACAGAGACCTTGAAGCCATTACACAAGCATTCAAGGCTTATAGCTGCCTTACGCTCGAAGACCTCTGTGAAGAGACGAAGCTTCCCGAGCATGATGTAGAGGCGATACTTGCAGGCATGCTTACGACCCGGATGATCGATGAGCGCCGGCGACAAAGGCCGGATATCTCACGCGGGGCATTTGAGATGGTCTACTGCTGGACGGAGCAGAAATCTCCGTCTTCGATGGTTCTTCCCTAATACTCACACCCCCAAAAAATTAATTACTTCTTTGGTCTAGTCTCTGGCCTCAAGCAGGCGCTCTCGGAATGGAGCTGCCGCACCGCAAAGCGTTGGCGATCACATTTTGGACTCAGGTCGTCCTGTGTGCCTCTTCAAGCCCCTTGCGCCTGCCAAATCTTTTATTCGGAGGCTATATGAATCCACAAATCGCATCCGCACTTCGCTGGGCACTCGGACTCATCGGCACCTTTCTCGCCACAAAAGGCAAGATCACTCCTGAGCAGCAGGAAGGTTTCGTCACCTACGTCATCCAGTTCATCGGCGCTCTGATGGCGCTTTACTCCCTGTTCTGGGGACAGAAAGACAAAGTCAAGACAGGCAATCTGCTGAACTGGGCGCTGGCGCTTCCCGGCGGTTCGAACGTGCAGGCCCTGAGTGCGGCAGCATCTTCGAGTGTGTTCAGCGGCTGGCAGGACCTGCTCATCAATCAGGCCATCTCCACCGTGACAGCGCTGGTCGCAGACAAGATCAGGCGTCCGAAGTTCGCCCGCTTCCTCGTCCCGTTGCGCGACGCTTTGAATCAGGCGTTTCCGCAGCAGTAAGGAGCGCGCATGTCAGAGGTGGTACAGGGCAGAACGCCTGCATCAGGGCATCTCTCATTCTCGCAGATCGCGGGAACAATCATAGCTGCACTAATTCTCTCCACCATCGGCGGAGCTCTCTCCGTCTGGGTTTCGCAGGCTCGAACCTCTGACAGGATTGATGCGGTCGAGCGTGCACAGGAAAAGACTGTCACGCGCGAATTATTAGAAGAGCGATGGAAAACGGTCGAGCGCATTGATCAAAACGTCGAGAAGATTCGGGACAAGCTTTTACAGGAGCAGAAGAGAGGGCGTGAACGCTAACGAACTGCGAGCGGCAACGGCTGCCCTGCTCGTCGCTCTCAAACTGAAAGACAGAGGCACGCGCGATCACTCCGTGAGGGTCGCGCGTGTCTCTGTGCTTATCGGCAGAGAGTTGAAGCTTGAGCGGGGCGCTTTGCTCGCGCTCTATTACGGCGCACAGCTTCACGACATCGGCAAGATTTGCACGAAAGACTCTGTGCTCAAGAAGGAAGCCGCATTAACGGCCATCGAGCGCATGCACATGCGAGCACATGTCATCGAGGGCACAGCGGCCCTCGCCGAGCTGGAGATGCCAGTCCATATCGTTGATATCGTCGGCCAGCATCACGAGCGATTTGACGGATACGGGTACCCGTGCGGCCTTGCAGGCGCAGGGATCACCCTTGGAGCGCGCGTCGTGGCTGTGGCCGACGCTTATGACGCCATTACGAATGATCGATGCTATCGCGCAGGTTTAGGCTATCAGGCGGCAGCCGCGGCGCTGACGCGCTGTAGTGGGAGCCAGTTCGACCCAAGAGTAGTTCAAGCGTTCTTCAGAATTCCAGAGGAGAAGCTTCAATGCGCAGGAAATTAGATAGCGGTGTAGCCAGTGTCATCGTCGCTCTGATCGGCATCCTGAGTTTAGTTATCGGGAAACTGCTCGATAACTACTACAAGGAGCGGGCGCAGAGGGAGCAGAAGTCGTGAGAAGCTGGTTATTTAAAATTTTCTTAATCGTTATCTCCTACTCCGGTTATGGAGGGTGGGTGAAATGAAGACGATCCCTTGTCCACGTTGCGGCGGTTCGATGTCACTCGACGATCACGAGATCACGGAGCACGAGGATGGCACTTGGTCGGCTGACACTTCTGTCATTTGCCCTCACGATTGCGGGGCACAGTTCTTTATCACGCATGGACAGGTCGAACTGGTCAGCAATCAGCAGTGAAAATTTAACGCTCTTTGAATCAAGATGCCCAGAAAAGAATATGGGCCCGCACACGAGGCCAGATACATCGCTCAGAGGCTGATTGATTTGTTTCACCCGCAGCTCGCCGGCGCACGCATCGAGTACGTCTTCGTGAGTGAACCGCCGAAGCAAATGGGAAGGGAGCTTGCCGGGCGGGCGCGCAAAGTGACGGGGCTCATGGCCCATCTCGCAACACCGGGCTCTGAGGGCGAGCCGGAATCTTTCTTCTGCATCGAGATTACCAAACCGAAGTGGGATTTGCGCCCGTTGAAGTGGAAGGTCGCTTTAGTAGATCACGAGCTGAAGCACTGCGACTACGAGGACGAGTTAGACGACCTGATTACAGTCGGGCATGACGAAGAGGACTTTGACGACATTGTCGAAAGACATGGCGTCTGGAACGAGGGGCTGGAGAATTTCATCAATAAGCTGATGAAGGGTGACGAACGGAAGCGCCGGATGATACAGCAGCTGATCGTTGAACTGGAAGCAGAGTTAAAAGAGAACGATCTGGAAGTACGCAAACATGAGGCTCGGGCTAAAACAAAAAGAGCACCTGAAAGAATTAGTCTCCGCAGGGATGCGCACTGATGAGATCAACGCAGCCGCGAAGAAGTTCCGTCCGTCTTACCAGGTCTCTCGCCAGCAGGTGGATTTCTACCGCAAACGACTCGGAGTAAAGATTGAGGAGTTGGAGCAGGCGTCGGAACAGAGCGCGCTCAAACGGGGATTTGCTTTGGTAGAGCGCCGCGTCGAAGCACTCACTATGCTCGCCGAAAAGATGGAAGAAGAACTGCTCGGCGAAAACATGCTGTACGTTGATGATGTCAAGATCATCGGCACGGGTAAGAACCAAAAGAAAGTCGAGTTTGAAGTATTCAACTCCCCGGAGGTGCAGGCTTTCAGAGGCGTCCTTGACGACCTCGCGAAAGAGACGGGTGGGCGCCGCCAGAAAGTTGACCATAAAGTCGACGATTTAGAATTGCTTTCAAAGTTATTGGGTGTCTCTCGTGATGAGCTTCCTACTCCTGTTACTTCTGATGCTTAGCCCGGATGCAGTGAGGCAACGCATAGCACTGATGCCGCCCGGCCCGGAAAGAACTGCGGCGGCACAGTCCGCGTTGCGTCTCTACGGGCCCGCTGCGCAGACCGACCGTTTCCTTCCATATAGATTCAAGCCTGTCGAATACATCCCGAAGTTCCTGGGCTGGACGCCCTGGAAAGGGATGGATGCCGATCACCCGGGACAAGTCGAAATCCTTGAAGCGTGCGCGCGCGTCATGCGCCAGCAGGAAGAGAAGGATAAGTTTGAAAAGGGTGAATTATCGGAAGAGGAGTTGACCTGTTGGAAGCCCGGCGAAATTATTAAAAACTGGATTCGCGTTGAATCAGGCAACGGTATTGGCAAAACTAAAACCGCGTCCGGCGATTTGAATTGGTTCCTAGACTGCTTTACCCCATCAGCGATCTTCACTTTCGCTCCCGGCGGCGACCAGGCGCGCTTCGGCCTGTGGTCGGAGATACGAGGCGACCGCGAGGGCAAGGGACTTCCAGGCCGCATCCTCGAAAAAGAGATTAAGATCACGGCCAAGCATTTCGCCGCGCACCGTACCGTGAGCGAGGGCCTGGGCAAGGGAGAGGAGCGCACCAAGGGAAAGCACGAAGCTTTTCAGTTGTTCCTGATTGACGAGGCCGACGGCGTCGGCGATACCGTCTTCGACTCCATCGAGACGATGACATCGGGCGGCAACTCGCTCGTCCTCATGTTCGCCAACCCGAAGAGTCGCGCCTCGATGTTCCACCGGTGCAAGGCGCGCTCCTACGTTCAATCATTCCGTGTTTCAACGCTTTATCACCCGAACGTGGTTGCAGGCAAAGAGATCATCCCGGGAGCGGTTAAGCGCGACTTCGTTGAAAGGAAGCTTGAGAAGGATTGTCAGATCGTCAATGAGCATTCGGAGGACGATTTCACGTTCGAGCTTCCGTATGACGTGATTGTTGCGGGCGTGCCCTGTCCGGCGGGCACGATCTTTCTGCCGAACTCGCGCTTCATGACGGACGTGCTCGGCATCACGCCGCCTAACAGCTCGGACAAGACGTTAATTCCTGTCGGGCGCTACGAAGCGGCCACCAAGCGTCCACATGTCGAGGGAGATAGGACGAGAGCGCGCATTGGTGTCGACGCTGCGCGTTTCGGCTCGGATAAGGGAACAGTCTACGTGAATTGGAATAACCTGGCATGGTGCGCGTGTGATTTACTGCAACAGGAGACACCGGACTACATCGCGGCGATCAGGAAAGTCGCTCTCGCTCTCAAAGAGGAGGGAGTCACTTCCTTGCACATCCGCGTCGACGCCGGCTACGGCAGTGGCGTTATTGACGGATTGAAAACGGACGACGAGCTCATTGAGGCATTCCCGGATTATCAGGTCTATGAAGTTCACTTCGGCGGCTCATCCTATAGCGATAAATTCTACAACCTCGTCACCGAAATGTATGCGGAGGCAGCGGAGACGCTGAAGACTCTGAGGGTGGTCTCGCCGCCGCCGGCGCTGGAAGAAGATCTCTGTGAGCGCGAATTCAAGTGGCGCAACAAATCCGGGAAGGACTGCAAGATTTTAGAGCCTAAAGTTGAGGGGTTCAGAAAACGTAAACATCGCTCCCCCGACGACGGCGACGGCTTCGTGCTGGCGATCTCGCCGGACTTCCTTTTCAACAACGTCGTGATTACGGTCGGCAGCACGAGCGGCGTGAGCGCGCCGTCGCAGACTGGCATGAAGGCAATCCTGGCGAGGGTGCAGAAAAATGGCTGAAGAGAAAATAAACGTCATCATCAATGAAGCAATCTCTGTCAAAAGCGGAGACGTGCTGATAATTCACCTCACCCTCCCTCTCTCTCAATTTGAGAATGTGGCGGCGCAACTCAAAGAGCACTTTGGCGAGCAGGGGATCACCGATCTAGTAATTATCGGTGTGCCATCATCGTATGATTCCTTGAGCGTGTTTGAGCGACTGGATAAAGAGGCGATGCGCGAGAGGGGTTGGGTTCGCATAGCGGAGGCATAAATACATGGCTGAAGCCAATGAAATCTATTTCAGCTTGAGCACAGCGGTCGAGCAGCCCGTCAGGATGCGCTTTGCCGACGGCGACCATATGGTTCCGGGCTTTATGGTCGCGCAACTCGGCGGCGAGGATGAGCTGAGAGGAAGCGCAGCAGCCCTGTCTGAAATTACCTTCGCGCAGTTTTCGCGGGCAGTCGCCGACGAGAATACCGGGAGCTATCTCAGGCGGATACACAATCGGATGATCAATGACCATCTTCGAGGATTTTAATGATGCTTAAATTGGCAATCTTAATCGCAGCCATCATAGCGGCCTATATATGTTTAGGAATCGGCAGTTCTTGCTTGTGCGCGCTGGGTGCGCGCCTTGAGGGGCAGACAGAGCCTCCCTCCGACCGTCAAATAGCAGTGGCGATTCTGATATGGCCCTACAGCATGAGCTTGCTGCTATGGCATCTCTTTATTTATTTCGCCACCTTGCCGGCAAGGATGATCTTCGAGCGACGGGGTAACAAATGAGTAGATTAAGTTCGATTGTAAAAAGCGCATTAGCGCAAGGTATCCCGTCTCTGACGGCTAGAGAAAGGGCCAATAAGTCGCTTCGAGATCATAGCGTCGGCGATGGCTTCGACTCCTCGTCAGGGGCGGTCGCGCTGGTGAGTACTGGCAAAGACACGACGGCGCGCCTCTTCAAGAAGCGCAGCGTCAGACGGCTTCGTAATTATTCCCAATACTCACCGGTCGTCCGCGCGGCGCTCGACATCTACCGGGATACGGTCGCGCGGGCCGATTGGCAGATCGTCCCATACGACTTAAAAAAGCCGGTCAATACGAGCGTCGAAGCTTTGATCGAAGAGCTGCTCAATGAGCCGAACACGACGGGGGATTCTTACAGCGTCATCAAAGAGAAGTTCGTCGAAGACTATCTCGTCATCGGGCACGGAGCCATTGAGAAGGTCATCCGTCGAAACGGCACACCCTACCAGCTCTGGCCGCTCGACGCCGGTAAGATCGCCTTAGTGCAAGGCTGGGACGGAACTGACCAGACACTGCCGCGCTACGCTGAGATGAAGGACGCCTCGGGCAGCACGGTCAAGCGCTGGCTGCCTGACCAGATGGCCATGGTACTGGTCAATCGTCCGATGTCGTATGACGACCTCGGACTATCGCATGTGGAGACCTTAGACTTGGCCGTGCGCGCTCTTCTCGAAGGTGATGACGTGCTCTTGCAGCAGGTCATTGATCGCACGCCCGGCGGGCTCCTGAACCTTGGCGAGGGGGTCAACAAGCCGCAGGTAGACGCGATGCGCCAGGAGATCCAGGCGGTACGTAAAGCCTTCGCCATCGCAGGGGGATTGAAAGACCCGAAGTTCCTGCGCTTCGATGCGACCGAGCGCGAGATCAAGCTGCTCGATAAACAGCTCTATTTTAAGCGCCTCGTCGCGGCCATCTTCCAACTGCCGCTGGCGATGCTCGGTGAGATGGTTGACTCTTCGCGAGCCAACACGGAGGCCATGCTCGCGAACTCGATGGAGGGGCCTGGCGCACTTCTGAAGCGCATACTCGATCTGGAGAATGCGAAGATCGTGCGCAAGTTCGGAAGGTACAAAGAGCATAACCTTATGCTCTCGTACCCAATCATGTCTCGTCGTGACGAGAAGCAGACCGCAGAGGTCACGCAGATTCAAACCGGTAGCGGTGCGTGGTTAAGCACAAACGAGGCACGTCGCGCAGCGGGGCTGCCCGCGATTGAGCAGATGCCTGCGGCAGACGAGATACTTGTCCCTACCTCTGCGGGGCCTATACCTCTTTCAGTCATCAACGCACAGTACTTCGATGGTGATAAACTGCGTGAACCGGAGGTGCAGAATAATGGAAGCGGCAAAGATGATGGCAATGGTGAATCCGCTAAAGACAAGGGAGATGAGCAACGGGTTTCGGAGACTTAAACTCTACTGCCGAGTGTGCGGTGCGATGCAGGAGATTGCATGGAAAACCGGCTATGTCTGCGATTGTGGCGACTGTCGAAGCGAAATGAGCGTTGAGCAGATCGTTGATGAACGTCTCTGGATGTCCATTAGCCTCAATTAATCAAGATTATGAGGGGGCCAGCTCGATAGGTGATTAAATTGAAATCATAAAATCATATGAATCTATGATTAACTATGAGGCCAGTATATATTTCGGTTTTTAACTGAGACGGAGGCGATGGCTATTTCACCCGGCACAATTCTGGAATTAATGAAGAGGGCTGTCTCTGCTGACGAAGAGGCACGCCTCGATGATCTTGAGGATGAGATTGATCTTCATCTTCAGCTCAACTATACGCCAGAAGATAGCGTCCCCTATATTCTCCCTGCTGATCTGAGCAATCCGGGGATACGTGAGATGATGCGCCGCTATAGGGAAGCAGGTTGGTTCGTATTGACATTCAGGAGTTCGATTGACAGCGCAGTCATACTTTACTTCAGTTTCAAAAAGAATTCGCCGCCGAGTAATCCCGACGGGCCAAGAAGGATTAGAGGTCTTCATTAATTGAACGTCACTACTCTATATCCAAGTGGATAAAGAGGTGCTTCACAAGAACATCATACAGATGCAGGTCGTCAGGCCAATTGTTGTCACCATGCTCCTCACAAACCCTGCGAAGCAATTTCATAACATCTTCGCGCTCCTGTCTTAGAGCATTCAACTCCTGAGCATCAGAATCCTGCGATTCAGGAACGTATCTTATACCGTCTATATCTACTCGCATTTTTCCTCCCGCAGTTGATTATTACGATTATAAATTAATTTTCACTCCTGCGTCTTACTCACACCCCCCAAAAATTAAATTTCATTCCAGTTTAGTCTCTTCTTCCGATGGGGCAGGGAGAGGGCTCCCGGACAACGAGCGCCCGTGAGCGTGCTTATGCTCGGGAGCCCTTTGGTCACACAAACGACACGCCGATAACCGGATGAGCGAAGAGACGGAAGATAAGCACACGACGGCCATTCCTCGCTGGACGCCTGATTTCGAGGTCAAAGACTTCGATTTGCAGGCCGTTTTTCGTGAGGCTAAGGCGCAGAAAAAGAGCGCCGGAAAGCTCCTGAAATCTCTCGGTTATCCAGTTGCCAAGTTCTTCTCGACCGATGTTCCGAAGTTTAAGAGCGCCAGCGCCGACGGCACGATTCCGGTCACAGCCTCCTCAACCGCCATTGATCTATCCGGCGATGACTTCGACCTCTCAGCCATCGAGCAGATGAAGGCCGCAGCTGTCGGCACCACGATCTTCCTCAATCATGAATACGACGTGCCGGAGGATGTCTACGGGAAGGTTGCCGGTGCAGAGATCGTCAGGCGCAAGGAATATAGCCCCATCGCGGGCCAGGATGAACTGCTCTCCTGCCTTGATCTCTCGATCACGCCGGTGGGTGCGGACGAGAACCCGCGCGCCGTGCAGATCACCAACATGCTTCAGAAGTCGAAGCTGAAGCTGGGTGTCTCCGTCACCGTCCTCATTCTCGAATGGAAGAAGCGCGCGGACGGCGGTCGCACGATCACCAAAGTCTTTTATATCGAATCCTCGATGGTCGGCATTCCCTGCAATCAGACGGCATGGGTGCAGACCGCAAAATCTTTTAAGGAGACTGTAATGGCGGAAATAACGGGTGCCGAAAACAACAAATCTGCACAGCCGGGCGCGAGCGCCGCGAAGGCGATGTTCGCCGACGTGCTCAACGACAAGCAGAACAACTTCTATATGTACGTTGATTCGCTTTCGTCGGTTGTTTCGCGGCTCCGTCGCGAGGCGCGCGGCAAGGATGCCGCAGCGCAGGCGGAGCTGGTCACGGAAGCCAACACGTCCGTGGACGAGTTCGCCGCGACGATGAAGGCGTGGATCGCGGAAGAGATTGCCGAAGCTGCCGAAAAGGGCACTTCGTCCTACTACGACGATTGGTACTACTACGACGCGGTCTCGCGCGTGATCGGGCTCTCGCACAAGGCGGGAGCGCGCAACAGCGGTGCCGATCAGGGATTGCTCGACAAGGCGCACGACTGCCTCGTCGAAGCCGGTGCGGCATGCACGCATAAGGAAGCCGAGGGCGACGAAGCCATGAAGAGCGCGTCAGTCGCCGCGAGCGCCGAAGCCGTAACAAAAGCCGCCGAGTTGGAAACGAAGATGGCCGCTCTGGAGTTAGAGAAGGCCGAATTGACACAGCAGCTCGCATCCGCGCTCGATGCGGCGGAGAAAGCTGCGGAATTGCTTGAGCTAGAAAAAGCTACGAGCGAGGTCGCCGTGAAGGCGCTTGAGGATTACAGCCTCCAGCCTCTGCCGCGCGCGGGCACGCTTAGCGTCGGCTAGCCGAGAGAAGACTGAAACCAGAAAACCAGAAAAATCTTTTTAAGGAGACTGACGCTAATCATGGGAGAAGAGAACACACAGCCCTCGACGCTGGAGCGTCTTGAGGCAATCACAAAGAGACTGGCCAGCGGCGCTGCCGCACAGGCCGCCACCAATCCGGCGAATCCGCCCGCCGCGACCGGCAAGACGGATGAGGAAATACAGCAGGCTTCAAAGACGCTGCTCCAGAAGAATTTTGAGACGTTGGCACGCGAACGCAAGGAGTTCCGCCATCTGTCCGCCGACCGTGTCATGGACGACCCGCGCGCATTTATCAGAGCGAAGAACGCGAGTGGTCATTACGTAGTACAGGATCACGATCTGGAAACGATGTGCCGCGTGCTGCTCGCGAAAGATGGCCGCGAGATTGAGGACGCGCAACCGGTCACGAATGACCACGGCGGCCTGAAGCTCTACGAAGCGGCGGGCAAGGGTCTTTTCGGCACTGACTCGCTGGCCGTGCGCAAGACCCTCGACGTGGGCGGCGGCTCCGGCGGCCCGCTGGTTCGCACCGACCTTGAGCAGATGCTCTGGGAAATCTATCTGCGCGAGTTCACCGTGGCCGAGCGCATCCAGCGCATCCGCTCCAACGGCGTCTCGCACTCCTACTCGAAGCGCACGGCCATCCCCGGCGCGCAGACGACCAACTCGCTGGGCGATTTCTCCGGCGCATTCTCCAATTCGACCTTCGGCACAGACAGTGCGCCTATCGCGATCATCGTTTCGCCGACCGGCATCGGCATGAAGCTGGCGGCGGCGGTCGAGCAATCGGGTATGGTCAACTTCGACCTGTCGGGGAGCAATAACCTCGAAGTCGTGGGCGCAGTGACCTCCATCGCGAAGAAGAACCAGACCCTCATTCTTCAGGGCAACAAGAGCACGGCTGCGAAGACGCTCAACGATGAAGAGGGACTGACGGATGCCAACGCCTTCGACGGCCTGCGTGCGCAACTGAAGGGCGAAGGCACGAGCACCACTAAGGCCGGGGGGGATACCTATCGCGAGCTGCTCAAGAAGGCGGCGCGCAAGATCAGGAACGCTGGCGGTTCTGCACGCAACATCGTTGCCTTCTGCTCTCTGCCGGTCGAGGGCGCGATTGATGCCGAGTTGGAAGATTTCTACCGGATAACCAACAGTCGTCCCGAAGGTGGTGTTGACCTCCACCTTTCAGGAGGCGGTCTGCGCCTGTCCGGCAAGTATCTGTCCGAGATCATCGGCGTGCCTGCCGACGCGCAGGGTAACGGCATGGGCTACTACAACATCGCCGGCCCGACGACCGTCGAGGACATTGATGTCGTTGACCTGACGGGCATGTCGATGGCGTGGCTGATCAGTCCCAGTCCGACCATCCTTGAACTGCCTCCGGGCTACAACAACACGCTCTCGCGCGTCTTCGTGCCGTTCCTGATGAACGGTCTGGTCGTTCACACCGTGAACTTCCAGCACAAGATTCGCGTGCCGCAGATCAGCGAATAGGCAGCTATTTGATTGAAGGCCATGGCTCATTGACCGCCGTGGCCTTCAATCAATCCTTTTGTGGAGACGGAATTCATGGGACTGAAGACGAAACAGGGCGTAGTGGCGCTCGATCAATTACCCGGTCCGCCGGAATCGCGGGCCGATGCACAAGATAGCCCTGCGCCGGAGACGGCCACGGTGACTGTCGAAGCGAAGCAGGCGGTGATCACGTCGGCGGATGTGAAGAGCGGCAAGCGCTTTCGCGTCACGGGACTGCGCGGTGGTTTTGGCCGCACCCACTTCGGTGATGACTGTGTGACCTCAAGACCCGTTGACGAAGAGACAGAAGAGCAACTGCGCTCAAGCTTCGGCGACGCGGTTGAAGTCATCGAGTAAGAGACGGGTTTAGCCCGGTCGAAATTGTCTGAAGGGACAAATGAGAATCATGAAGAAAATATCAACGTTATTGCTTGCGCTCACTTTCTTGGCGCTGGCGGTAGTCATTGCCTTCAACTCGCGGCCCAACGTGGAGGCGCAGTCCGCATCGGACGCGCAGCGCTCGGCCATCGTGAGGGTTGGCCCGAAGCTGCCTTCAACCTGTAACCCGACGGGTGCGGCTGGGCCGAACGTTTTTCACCTGACTGTGACAGACGGCATCAAGGCTCCGGGAATCTACCGTTGTTCTGCGGCCAACACTTGGACGCTGGCGGCATCGGGCGGCACGGTCACATCTGTTGCGGCCACACTGCCGAATATCTTCTCGCTTGCAGGCTCGCCAATTACGACAAGCGGAACGCTGGCTATCACCTTGGCTACACAATCGGCAAATCGAGTGTGGGCGGGGCCGACGACCGGATCAGCCGCTGCGCCTACGTTCCGCGCGCTCGTGGACGCAGATATTCCGTCTACGCTCGCCGGGCACACGATTACCGGCGGAAGCGTTTCGACGACCACCGTGCAAAGCACGGTCACTTCAGCTCTGGCGACGACGACGCCGGTTGATATCTCGACCGTTTCGAGTGCGGGGGATGTCATTCCATATACGCCGACACAGAGCGCCACCATCAATGCGGCGTCCATGACCGGCACGGGAGGACGAACCATCAGGCTCGTAGTTACTACCTCCGGCACTTCCTCCTACACGATCACCTTTGGCACGAACTTTAAGACGACAGGAACCCTTGCCACCGACACAGTGAGCGGCAAGGTCTTTGTGGTGACGTTCGTGAGCGACGGCGTGAATTGGAACGAGGTGAGTAGAACGACCGCGATGTAAAGGGTTTGGCTATTCAATGTCTTTAGTCTCAGACGCAGTATTGGGTCATTGCTACATGGCCCCGCAAGCCTTTCTGGATCGCGCAGCTTTCTTCGGCGCGCAGACGGCGATTGCAGGTCAGACGGCGGAAGAACTTGTGCCGCTCGCGGCAATGGCATCACGCGCCATAGACGCGTATTGCGGGCGAGAATTCTCGCCCGCCCCGATCATTGAAACTCATCAGTGGAACCCGCATACGCGGCGAATCTCCGTCAACCAACCGCCAGTGATGACGCTACAGAGCTATCAACTCATCACAGGGCCCGGGCAGGAATTCTCCTTTAATGTCTCGCAGGTACTCGTCAACAACCAGGAGAACTATCTGGAATTGGCCACCTTAGCCGGCGTCGAGGAAGTGGTTTTTGAAATGCTCGCAGGGGTGATGGAACCGCAGGTCAAAGTCACATATCTGAGCTATAGCAGTGTCCCGCAGAAAGTGGTTGTGGCGTGCGGGTTCACCATGGCGAAGATGGCGAATGACGCCTTGGCGGCGGCAATGCTCACTCCGGGTCTAACGATGGAAAAGGTTGAGGGCGCAACGGAAATTAGACGTGCGCCAAGCGGCAAAGGTGCGGGCGAGGTGCCGGAAGACCTGCCGCAGATGGCAAGGCTTCTACTTGCTGACTCCAAACGGATCGCAATTGGATGAGCGCCCCCACTGCACAACAGTTGATGGCCAAGAGGCACATGGCGCGCTACGGGCGCACCATCAAGCTGCTGAGGAATGCCGTCGCGACATCCGGGCTGGAAGGACACAACGACGGGACTGAAGATGGCGTTGTCCCTGTACGCGGTACCTTCAAGGATAAGACATATCCTTTTCCTAAATCGGGGGCAGATGGCTTCAGAGAAGCTGATGAAGAGAGAGCTCCGCATCGGGAATGGACTTTCAAATGTGCCACCATTGATCTGGAATTCATGCCGACGATTGATGATCGAGTGATCGACGGCGACACGAATTATGCAATCTTGAGGGTCACGCCTCAATACCACGGCGAGGTTGCCGTCACATACACATTAGTTTTGAAACCGGTCTCATGACAGCTGTCACGATTAAAGCAGATATGACAGAGCTGGACGCGCTCATTCCTGATCTGAAGCGCGGTATGGCGGACGCTCACAGGCAGGTCACAGAGCGTGGCGTCGAGATCATGAAGGATGAGGCTCCCGGCCGGGTCGGCAAAGGTATCCAGAAGCCGGAGATAGATGGGGACGGCGCGCGTTTCAAAGGGCTCATCATCGCCTCGGCTCTGGTGGAGAAACCCGCTCGCTCAGGTGAGGTCCATCTGCCGAGCGGAAAGACCAGGGAAGTAGCACTGAAGGCTACACGCTTCGACATCGCCGAAGCAGTTGCAACCGGCACGGGCGTCCATGGGCCTCGGGGGGAAGTGATCAGGCCGAGGAAGAGCAAGTTCCTTCTCATCGGCGTGGGTAACGTGGAAGCGGGGGAGTCCTACATCGCAGATGGTGGAGAGAAGTTTATCGTTCGCCCGCGCTCTGACGGGATGGAGCCGAATCCATACGACGAGAGAACAGAGCAGCGGCTTGATGGTGAAGTTGAAATGATCGCGAGCAGCGCTCTCGCGCAAAGCGGGGTGACAGAGTGACGACCGTAAGAAAGAGCGGATTTGATTTCGTGAAGGAGATCGTCGAGGCGGCGGCAGAGGATGAGACTCTGCACGGCGTCGATGTTCTTCCCACCTCTTACGATGCGATCACGAAAAACAGAACTATACAGACAGGCCCTTGCACCTCAAGCCTAGCTCCGAGCGCTGGCGGCGAGGAGATGGAAGAGTTCGACGCAAAGCTCATCTTCATCATTCTCGTCAAGATTGGCGATAGAAAAGATGGGGCATCATTCGACGCGGCCCTTGAGGATGCGCTTTCAATCGCCAAAGCCATTGCGCTGATAGTCTGCGAGGACGCTTCGCTTGGAGAGCGGGTGCTCGACTGCCTGCCCGGAAGGATCATAAGCGATTACACAACGGCAAATAATCACCCGCATGCGCTCGTCAATCTGCCTCTCTTTATCAACCAGACCGGCCAACTAGTGGAAGGACAGTTATGAGTAACCCGATCAAGATTCGTTTTAAGCCCGAAGAGACTACCCCCGTCGCGCACATCGGTGCCGGCGAGTTCCGTCGCTCATTTGTACGTAGCGAGCAGCCCTTCGAAGTCGCGGAGGAAGAGTGGCCAACGCTTGAGCGGACGGGACTCTTCGAGGTTGCACCGGCGGCTCTCCCTCCTCCTCCGGTGGAAAAGAAAGAAGCCGTCCCCGCAGAGCCCGAGAAGTCCGCGAACACGGATGCGGTGGACGAGTCTTCGGCCACAGACACGCAGGCAGTGAAGAAGTCAAACAAAAAGAAGTAACGCGCAAGATTGAATAGCAGGCCAGAGTTAAAAGGAGTATGTGATGGGAACAGTTCATGAATCGCAAAGACAGATTTTAATCAGCGGTGTTCCGCAGGCTGATTACGACACACCGACGGATACGACTGATCCGACCGACTACGTGCAGCTTCAGGTCACTGACAAGAACATGTCGAAGTACGAGCCGATGACCTCGGATAACGCCGAGGACGCACATGGCTCGGAATTCGCCACCGAAGAGTACCTCGAAGGATGGGACGCCGAGGCGCAGCACAACATCGCGCTCTCCAGCGAAATGATTGGGCGGCTTCTTCTGCTGGCATTCGGTTCCGTCGTTACGACTCAGCCGAATTCGGTCACTGCGCCGACCGTCTACCAGCACGTCTTCACCTTGCAGGACCCGACTGTCTCGCGACAACTTCCGACAACCAGCCTGATCGAAATAATCGGTACGGCTTTGAACCGCCAGTTGCCCTCAAACGTCGTGGATAACCTCTCGCTCAAGGGTGATGGGGCCAAACGGGTGGATACATCATTCCAACTCATTGGCTCCGGGAAAGTCGTCGAACCGTCTGGACTCTCAGTCGCGCAGGCGCTCGCGCAGCGCCAGAGTGGGCTGCACTATCTGTACAACAGCCAAGCGACCGCCAAGATTAGCGATGCGGGTACGCTTGCTAACCTCGTCAACTACGGCACCGCCAAGCGCTTCAGATCATGGGAATTCGGCATCAACAACAACCACCTCAAGGAAGAGGGCTACATGCCGGGCGCTGACAAGTTCCAGAGCGCCGCGGATCGCACGAGCGGTGCGATCAGAGCCGAATGTTTATTCGGCATACGACAGTTGATGGCGAGCCAAGTCAGTCGCCTCTTGAGCCAATCAGACGAAATGGCCGCTTTGAGGGCGCGTAAAGCCCTTGACTGGGCGCTGGTACTCAAGGGCGGTCTTATAGCTGCGACCTATTATCACCAGTTAACCATCCACTGTCCGAAGGTGCGGTATGAAACGGTTGAGCTGTCGAGCGGAAATGGTCTGGTCACGCAGCAGATCAAGATGAAGCCTTTCGACGACGGCACGGGGCTCAATCCTGTCACCGCCACGCTCGTCAACACGGTCCAGAGCTATACCTAACAAAGAACTATTTCTATCCGGCGGGGCGGTACTGCGACGCGATTGGTGAACCTGGCTCCAACAGCTCGCACGTCCCCGCCGGTCCAAGCACTTGCCAGGTCAAATTCTTGTATTGAGGAGATCTCTCAGATGAACCAGGATGAAGTTAACTCAGAGCAGAATCAGGTGCTCTATGACGCAGATGCCGTCCAGCGCATCCCCGTGAAATTTGAATCCGATGAGGGCTTTGGCGAAGTCGTGCATATTGTTGGGCCATGCTCTGACGAAGCCGTTATCGGCTATGACATGAGACGCGAGGTGAAGCTTGGTCAGGCGGCAGTTAAAAACGCCGTCGAAACGAAGAGCGCGACGACCGAAGGGGCGATTGAGCTTTACAACGAGATTGCGACGGGCGTCGAAGGTTACGGAGAGCCCGGAGAGGACCCGCCATCAGACTGGCAAGATCATATTGAGCCTGACGAAAAGCAGTTCGTCATCGAGGAGGCTCTGCTTGCCTGCGAAGCAATCGCGCCGACCAGCAACAAGAAGCTCACTAACATTCCTTGGGGTGCAAAGCGCAAGCCTTCCTCGATCACGGTGCGCTGCCTATTCTCCGGCGAGCAGATTGATACGGAGCATTTCCCGCGCAACCCGAAACCGAGCGCGGACGAAAGCTCTGATTACAAGGCCATTCAGTCTTCGGTCTGGCTCGTGCAGGGCACCAAGCTCGGAAAGAGCGACACGCAGATTCCGCCGAAGATGGCACGTCTCGCCAAGCTCTACGACCGCGTCTTCGACGAGAAGAAGGCCACTGGTTACAGGGGACGTGTACCCAAGCACCATAAGGCTGCGGCAATCCAGCAGTACATGTCGAGTGCTCTGGAGTTGCAGGAAAAAAAATAGAACCCTTCTCGAAGTTGATAGCGGCCCGCCTCGAGAAGCTACACAACCCGGTATCCGAAGACGAGCAGTGCCCAGGTCAGGAAGCTTGCGAGTTCTATCAGGCTGGTGCGGACGGCTTTTGCCCCGTCTGCCCTAAAATGTACTCCGCAAAGGCAGAGGAAAACCTTGAAGATGCTGTCGTCAATCGAATACAACGATTGATTGACGAGCGCAACTCAGGAAAGCCGCTGAATTTGAATGAGCTAACGAGCGAAGAATGGGAGTTGGTTATTTTGTGGGATAAGATAGAAGCCGCCTACAGGAGAGCGCATGAGGCCAGAGTAACGGCCATATTCGAGATGTTTGCGGCATCGGCGTTGGCGGGTTGAATAGGGGCGGCATAGCCGCCCCTCCTTGCCGTGCCGAGACTTGCCGGGCCTCGCCGCGCCGAGACTCGCCTGACCTAGCCAACCCTCGCGCAGCCTGACCTCGCCTCGCCCCGCCGGGTAAAATCAAGAATCATCATCCCAAACTTGCGAGCGCCAGTCAGGGCCGATTATTCCGGCCTTGAGAGCGCCAGCAATCATGCCTCTGTGCCGGGGGTCGGCGCGCAGCACATGGCAGCGCCGACATAGCGAGCGCAAGTTGCTCATTTCGTTGGTCGCATTTTTACCTGATTCGATGTGGTCAATGTGTGCGGTCTTTTCCGTGAGGGGCGCGCCGCAGGATGGCCGGACGCATTTATAGCCGTCGCGCTCTAACACCCTGCGCCGCGTCTCTCGCCAGATTTCTATTGGCTGTCTCTTTTTTGGCATAAGAACCTTGCCTTGCCTTCCATGCCTCACCTAGCCCTGACAAGCCTCGCCGGGCCATTCCAAGTCAACCCATGCCCTGCCCGTCCAAGCCCTGCCGTGCCGGGAAAACTCAAGACTTAATCTCTTCAAAACTCTCAACCGTGAAGCGCCCGAAGCCGATTGAGCGCCCGTCAGCGACGCCGACAAGCACGCCCGCGTCGCCTAGCACCGTTTGCATGGTGTTTCGGTCAACGATGGTCTTATCAAAGAGAATCGTAAACGAGCAAGACCATCCCACTGACGCTCCGACACGGTAGCGCACGTTGCGCCCTTTGGTTGTCGGATTCCTCACAGATTGAACGTCCAAGTAAACAGGCGCGTCCTTGTCTCGCGGCGGCGGCTCTGCCGTCGCCAGATCAAAAGCATGACCATTAGGGAAGCCGGGAAAGTGGCGGTCAATCAATACAGCGTTATCCAAGACTTGAAGCGTTGCCGCCACTGTGGATTGAATTGAGCCCTTACCTTTCTTCGTGTACTTCGCGCCGTCTCTGATAGAGGCAAAGATGTATGTGGGCTCTAGGTAGAGTTGGCCGTCTTTCGTGACGAGCGCGGTCTTGCGCCATTCTTCGGGGTCGTTTCCGGCGACTCCTGTTTTCTCCTGCTTCTCAAGCGGTAGAGCGTCAGGCCCGAAGTGATGGAGTAAGAGCGGGCGGACGCCTTTGATCGTGACTTTTGCTTTGACTATATTTGACATTATTGTTGCTCCTTCTTTTCGTCCTCGTCGTATTCGTGTTCCAGCACGCGCTTGTCGCGTGCGTTCTTAGGGTCTAAGCTGGCGAATTCAGAAAGCGAGTAATTACAATGCAGCGACAGCGTGTAGGCGCGGCGCGTGGCGCACCATACCAAATCTTCCGCGAGTGAGCGCCCGCCTTCCCCTGAAAATACAACGCACATGATGCCGTTAAGCAGCGTGATAAGGGCGTGGGCTCTCACGTCGTTATCATAGTCAACGATGGTTTCAGCGAGTTCGGCGGCTTCATCCCTCGAAATGGCTTTATAGTCGTCGTTTTTGTCCCTTATCTGCTGCATACGCCAGAGCGCGTCAAGCTTCCCTTCGTCTCCTTTCATCGCTCGCCCTCGCTTTCCTTCTCTTTAATCTTACCGATTTTCAAGTGGATGATGTGGTCGCCAAGCGCGTTTTGACAGCGCGACGAGTGGCGGAAGGCGTGAAGGATGGCCGCAGAGCCCGCGATGAATCTTTGCCACCTGTCACTCTCGGTTTCATCGTCAGGGCTCGCTTGCGGCATGATGCCCGCTATTAACTCAATGATGGCGTCCGTCGTGTGGTCGTTGAGGTCATCGGTGAGCAGGTCAACGAGTTCCTGCGCCCGTTCTTCTGTGATGGGAAGCGTTGACCATTCCTTGACGGGCTCTCTGATGAATTCGCTGACTGGCCGACTTTCCGGCGGTGGCAACGCTTTCGTGTTATACTTTTGTCGCATCGTTTTCCCCTCTCAAGTGGTAAATGGTGTGAAGGGACAGGCGAGCGGCCCAAACGCTCGCCTGTCCCGTTTCGCTTCTACAGGCGAATACCCCTCACGTACTCCGCAACCTGAGCGCGTCCGAAGGCGTCTCGCTCTACCCTCTTTTTGATGGCGTATTTGTTGACCCGCTTGGCGTCCGTCGTTGAAATCGTGATGATCGTTTTGTTGGTTGTGCTGTTCATCTGATTTGCTCCTTATCTGTTTTCCAACTGACAAAAGGATTATAAAGAACCCCTTTCCGTTTGTCAAGAGGTAAGTTAGTTTTATTTCTTGTCAAGCGGAAAGTGGTTGTGTATACTCTGAGGCATGGTAAAGATTGACCCCGACGAACTACTCACAGTCGCTCAGGCCGCACAGCTTCGCGGAGTAACGCGCCAAGCCATCAATCACTTAATTAGGCAGACAAAGCTAAGCACGGTTGATATTGCTGGACGCCGTTTCGTGAAGAGGGGCGAGGTTGAAGCGTTCATACCAGATCGCGGCGGACGGCCCACCGAAGATGCAAGCAAGAAAAAGCGTTGAGCTTTACAAGGCATGGCGAGGTTAGGCTTGGCTTGGTCAGGCGAGGTAAGGCTTGGCTAGCACGGCAAGGCGAGGCAGGGAAGGGGCAGAGGGAACTTTGCCCCTTATTTATTTTGATCGTTTGAAAAGATATTGACCGCTCAAGGTGTCAATTCCCCTTTGGTGAAACTCGATAACCTCCCACCCTTCCGCGCCTAGTGTGTTCAAAGTTTTCAGGCTCGCCTCTTCGCTTGATTCATCCGGCAAGTACAGCATTTTATATTCCCATTGCTGCCTTGCCGCCTTCTGCCCGTATCCAGTCCATCCGACTACAAACAGCAAAAGCAGGAACATACCTGCGATGATCGTTTTTCTATTCTTCATACTCACACCCTCCAAAAATTAGACTCCAAAACACCCTACCCTAGATGCGTGAGGGCAATGTCTCACACCCTCTAAAAATTAAATTCCTGAGACGTGTATGCTCGTTTCGGGGCTGTAGGTGTTGCGGCGTAACACCCTCCAAAAAGGTATGCGATTCGGCTCTATATAATTCATTTGGGCAGGGGCGTTGCACCCTCTAAGTAATTAAATCCTTGATTATTCTATGCTCATTCTGGCGGGGTGCGTCAACGCGGAACCCCTCCAAATAATTAAATCCCATTCCAGATTAGTCTTTCATCGGCGGGGCGCGGCTAACATAAATGGCGGGAAAAAGATTCATAGCTTTAACCATCAAAGCGGACGGCTCGCAGCCGTTAGCCGAGGTGAAGCGCATCAGGAGCGCCTTCGCGGCGATAGACGCCGACTCGGAAAAAAGCGCCCGAAAGGCTCTTGGTGGTTCGGGTAGCTTAGGGGGAATATCCGACGCTCAGGTGCGCGCCGCCGTTCGCGCGTCGGATGAAGTCGCCAAAGCTACCATCACGATTGATAGAAGCTACGCGCGCTCTGGCGCGTCTGCGGCGCGGGCGGCGGCAGAAGTCAAGGAGTCAACCGCTTCTGTTACAGCAAGCTTAAAGCACGAAGCGGAGAGCGTTGTCAAAGAATCGGCTCGAATCATCGCAACGAAGCAAAAGCAGGCCAGAGAAATCAGGCGATTAACGGCAGAGGAATTTAAGCAAAGAGAGGAAGCCCGAAAGGTTGACGCCCTTGTGTCGCACATGCGAGGGCTCAGCCCGGCGCAACTTGAAAAAGAGGTAGCACAGAGCGCGAAGGAGGCGCGGCGGCTTAGCACCTACTCAAACAATTTAATTGGTGAATCACAGAAGGCGATTACACAAGCCGAGCGCGCGGCTTCGGGCGCTGAAACCGCAATCGCCCGCACTACCAAGAGCCTCACGGCAGCGAAGGCGGAAGCGACAAGCTTCGGCGGTGTGATAGGAGCATGGGCCGGGCCTGTGGGGGTAGGGCTTGGCGTTGTCGCTACCCTTACGCTCATGGTCGGGGCTTTAGGGCTTGGCTTTGTCAAACTCGCGCAGCACTCCGCAAAGGTCGGCGGTGAAATCTACGACGCTTCAAGCAAGATCAACTTCGCGGCGGAGACTGTGGGCGCTCTCAAATTGGCCGCCGACCAGAGCGGCGGAAGCCTTGAAGGGCTTACCACAGGGCTCGGATATTTCGATAAGTTTTTAGGGCAGGCGGAGCAGGGCGGCAAGAAGCAGATAGCCGTCTTAGACCGCCTTGCAATCTCTACCAAAGACAACGAGACGGCGCTTGTTGACGCCTTCCGCGTACTCTCTCGGATGCCCGAAGGCTACGCGCAAACGACCCTTGCCATGCAGCTTTTTGGCAAGGGCGGCAAGGATATTTTAGCGCTTATCAAGCAGACGGGCGGCGACCTTCCGGCTTTCATTAAGGGGATGAAGGACGCGGGGCTCGTTATGTCGAATGATGGCGCGCGGGCTGCCGATGCCTTTGGCGACAAGCTGACGGAGCTTGAAGCAAGGCTCTCAATCGTTACGGCCAACATCGGAGTGAAGATGCTGCCGACGATGCTGGCTTACATCAACAGGTTTGAGGCGGAGTTACAGCGCAGCGGTTCAAGCGTTGATGAAGTAGGCGACATTGTAAACCGAACTTTGTTAGGGGTTATTGATTCTATCGGCGCGGTGGTTAAGGCTGGCGAGGTTTTGTATGGCGGCATCGTTACTCTGATAGCGCCCTTCATTCAGTTGCAGGTTGTCATCGCTTACCTTGCAAGTTCTGTGCTTCATCTGCTTTCGGCGGGCTTCGCTCTAGCCACTGGCGACATAGCAACTTTCAGGTCTGAGTTGCAGGCGGTTTCCAATAATGGAAGCGAGATGATTGTCAAGCTGCAATCAATCGCTAATTGGGCTTACCGCGCCGGACAAACCGCGAAAGAGGCTTGGAGTTGGATTGCGCGCACGGCAGGAGCAGACCCCTTAGAGCGCGACGTGCGCGCCGCTGGCGGTCATAAACTTTCAAAAGAAGAGATAGAGCAGATCATGCGGGGCGGCGGGCCTGTGCGGGACGTGAATCTAGCGGGGCTCGGTGGTGGTGGCGGCGGGGGAGGTAAGGGCGGCGCGTCCGAAAAGGATGCCGCCACGCGCGCCGCAATCAAGGGCTTGGAGCTTCAACAGAAAACTGCTGAGCGCGTCTATCGTGAAACCGCAGAGGCAGCCAAGAGGTCATACGACCAGCAATCTATCAACCTTGATGAGTTTGTTCGCCAATCAAAGGAGGCGGAGCAGGCGTTGCTCAATTCTAAGCTGGCGACTGTTGATGCTGAGCTTGTCGCCGCGCAGAAGCTTTCAAAGGGCCGGGATAGGGAATTACAGGTTAAGGAATTGACCGAGAAGGCGGCGGCGGCTCGCAGTGAGTACAACCGAAACGTCCAAAGGATTGATGATGACGCGGCAAAGACAGAGATTCAATCATTACGCGCGCACCAAGAGAGCCTTTTGTCCATCGGTGAAAGTATAGATCAACGATCAATCGAAACCTACCGCGCGATTGCAGAGAATCGCATCATCACGCAAGAGGGTTTAGAGAAGAAAATTCTTGATATTCAGACGGCGGCGTTCAATCGCCGCCTTGAAGCGCTGACCTCAGAAGAGCGGGCTTTATTTGAAGCCGTCGGCGTGGTTTACGATGCGGCGGGAAACATGATTGCAGGCATCGAAAATGCCGCGAACGTAAACGTCCAAGAATTCCGCCGAATCAACGACCAGATTAAGGGCATCACCGAAAAGCAGGTTGCGACTCAGGAAGAAGCAGACCGACGCATCGCCGCCGGGCGGCAGAAGGATATTGAGAGCGCACGCCAACATGCGAACCAACTCCGCAGCATTGAGATGGAAAATCTCAATCTTTCGATTGCAATAGGAAACGCGAAGATTGACCAGCTAGAACGGCTTGGCGCAAGTCCCGCCTACATAAAACAACAGCGTCAAGCTCAGGACGTTGCGAGTGAGATTCTAAGAAACCGCCAAGCGCAGATAGATATTCTCGCGGCGCAGGGGAGTGTAAATCTTCAAGGTAAAACGGCTCAAGAAAAAGCCGAAATAGAAGCACTATTCAGAGAGCGTATGCAGCTTGAAGAAGTGGGCCATCAAAACAAGATGGCTGAAATCATGCAGCGCCCGCTCGTCGCATACCGCGAGAAAGTCAAAGAAGTTTCCGACTCCATAGGCGATATTTTAGGAAGCTCTCTGACTTCATTCGAGGGCGGCGTAATCGGTATGCTCAAGCGAATTGAGAAGGGCTTCGCTGACCTGTTCCTTAACATCGTCAAAGAATTCATTAAGAGCAAGGTTAGTAAATATCTGCAATCGCTGTTCAACCCGCGCTCAGAGGATGAGGAAGGGAATGATCGGATGTTAGGGCACGGCGGCGGCAAGGGCGGCGGCTTCTCTCTTAGCAACATTTTCAACAGCTTCAAAAACCTTTTCAACTCCGGTGGGGGTGGCGCGGCAACCCCGGCAATGGCAGGCGGGGCTGCGGGTGGAAACGCCTTTGCCAATGTTGGAGCGGCCACTTCAAGTTCAAGCGCTGGTTTGATGAATATGATCTTCGGCGGCGGTGGTGCTGCTGGTGGTGCGGCGGCGGCGGGAAATGCTTTCGCTGGCGTTGGAGCTGCAACGGCAGGCTCGAGTGCTGGAATGATGAGCATGATCTTCGGCGGCGGTGGTGCTGCTGCCGGCGGAGCGGGAGCGGCAGCAGGTGGAGCGGGCGCGGGCGGCGCTGCGGCTGGTGGCGGCAGCATGTTTAGCTCACTCACTCCCTTGCTAACAAATCCGTGGACTGCTGTAGCTGTTGGTGCTGTCGTTGGCGGGCTTCTGCTCTGGCGTCACTTCCGCAATGGCACTGAGAAAAAGCTGCGCGAAGCTATTAAGGGAGAGTATGCCGTTGATGTGAAAGATATGAAAACGCTCTCCGAAATAAAAGCTATCGGAGAGCAGTCATTCGGGCGCGGTAAGGTGAAAGCACACTTGCTCGAAACGATCAGGCTAGAGCCCTCGAAAGAAATCATTCAAGCCTATGCCGAAAGCACAGGCCAGAACAGCAAGCTGACCCTCAATAAAGAGTACGGCGATGCCGCGTCCAAAGAAAATAATTTTGTCCGAAGACTATCGGGAGGATTTGTTGATGCTGCGCGTCGCGGGCGCGATTGGGTTCATGCTGTCCTTGACGGCGGCGAATACGTTCTCAATTCAAACGCCACAGAGCGCGTCGGTGTTGACGCAATGGATGCGCTCAATAGCGGCGATGCTGTAGTTGTTCCGCGCGCGCCGGTGCAGCGCCTGGATGGTGGCTATGTTCCTGCGAGCAGTGGCTCTCAAAGCTCATCTTCGAGCAATGGCGGCGGATCTTCGAGCATCGGTGTGACCGCGATCATGGGAGTGCTCGGTCAGCTCGCTGAGCAAATCGCACGGATCAGCTCAATGCCGGCAGGTCAAGTCCTGGCGATAGGAGCGGAAGAGAATCCCGGCGCGGTGGGTGCAGCCGTGCTCGCGACAAGCACCAGTGATGCCAGCTTCATCGGTCAACTGGGTAGAAACATGGGGATGAGCTGATGCCGGATTACGAGAGATTAGAGGTCATCGGTTCCTTCGGCCTTTCATGCGTGATCGGCTTCGACATTCTCGAAGCCAGCTTCGGCGATGGCTACGAAGATTCGGCGCTTGTCGGGTCGAGCGAAGGCACGCGCGCATGGAAACTTGTATTCAAAGTGCTGCCTGGTGTGCTCGATCGCTCTACGCAGGGCGGCACTTTCACCATTGAATCCAGAGCTGATTATCTCTGGGACTTCTTTGTCAGACGAAAAGCTGAAGGGAATTCCAGCTTCTGGATTACGTGCCCGCGAGATAACCAGGATTACCTGGCGAAGTTCGTAGAGCACACGCTCAGCTTTGACATGTTCATGATCAAGCTGTTCTCCACCGGGCTTTCATTGCAGCAGAGGCGAGAACGCGCCGTATGAGTATCGAGAGCACAACTGACCAGACGAAGCTTGCGGCATTGCGAGCCATTGCGAGACCGCAGGTCTCGGAGATCGTGGCTGTCTACTGGCCCGCGCCTGACGGCACGAAATACTATGCGGCCAGGGCTCTCAATGAACTGCCGGACTATGCCGCGCTGACCCTCACGGTTGAGGCCAGGCTGGTCGGCTCCAACTTCCTTCCGATCAATCGCACCAGCTCCATTGCCGATGAGCAAATATCCCTTACCTTTTCGGAGATCAGGGATCGTGAAATTTCCCGGCTCTTTAGAGCGCATGGTGAAGGCAGCAAGGTTGAGGTTTTTTACTACTTTCCGCAGGTTGATTTACTTGTATCGGAATGGTCAGGACACTTGCGCACGCCGCAGAGGGCCGGGGGCGGCATGTTCAAGACGACCGCCGCTTCGGGCTTCCGCTCTGCTCTTCTGCCGTTGCCGAGTCGCCGTGCCGTTGCAGGATGCCATGCTGTGATCTTCGGCGGGCTTCTGACCGATCAGGAGCAATGCCTGGCGAATGATTGCCCGTATGACCGCCATCTCGGCGGCGTCACGGGTCAACTCAACGGCAGTGGCCAGCCCTTCACCACGATTGCCACCTCTCGCGCAGAGTGTGTCGCTCGCCATGGCACAGACATTTTCTACCTGGGATTCGATACGGTCATTGAATCTCTAATTAACAACCAGACCAAAGGCCCGGCGCTTTTAGCTACGAGCAAAGGCAATGAGACTAATCTGAAGCAAGCCCTGCGCGTGCATTATGGCCCGCGCGTAGCGCGTCAACTGGAGCTGCTCGCTTATACCCCTCAGTTCAATACTAATCACCCTGATCAGGGCTTCGTGCGCGTGCTCTTCAGGATCGGCGAAGGGCGTCTCAAGTCAGTGACGAGCTGCAAGGTCAACGGCGCTTTGATCGGCTTCGAGCACCTCAACGTGCGACGAGGCGAACGAGGGCAGGGCAGGACGGGCTTTTCTCCCGGCATCGGCAACTACAGCCGGACGGCACATTTCTTCGCGGTCTACGGCCCCGTCAACCCCGCTGGCTATGGCCCCGGAAACCTGAACGGAGAATGCACGGTCGAAGGCCGGGATGAGATTCGCGTCTACACGGATCAGGACACCTTCACAGAGCAGTACACGATCATCCGGGCTTGGTGTTTGCTTGACGTGATCCGTGAGCCTCGCTGGGGTCATAAGCTCGATCCGGTTCGTTTCGTGATGAGCGACTTCATTTATCTGGCAAATTGGTGCAGTGAGCAGGTCGGCTACAACGACGCTAACGGCAACCATTTCACCGGCACTCGCTCAACCTTTGTGGCCGAGTTGACAGAGCGCACGGCCCAGCAGCAGATCAACGACATCTGCCTCTTCGGTCGCTTCACGCTTCCTTTCGAGCACCATGGTAAGTGGAGAGTCCTGCCGCTCGAGCGCCAGGTAATTGACGACAGCATCCCCGTCTTCACAGATTACGGCCCTGATCGAAACATCGTCTTTGAAAAGCTGGGCACCGCCGAGATTACTTCCGTCAAGCGATCAGCTATCAGCGACGGTGAATTAGCAAACCAGATTGTGTTGACCTTTGAGGACGCCTCGCATGGCAACGTCGAGCGCCCTTTAACCTTCAGCGACCAACCGCAGCAGTTAAAAGCAGGGAAGGCCCTCGGGGATACTTCGATACGGGTCATCGAGAAGAAATATTCTGCACTGGGGATCACTAATCTCGGCGAAGCTGTACGTGTCGGTAATCTGCTCCTCGATCTTGGAGAGTTCGATCAGGGCGGCCTGAAGAACAACCTGAGAGTCACTTTCACCACATGGTACGCCTACGCTCTCGAACTGCACCAGTATCAAGTCATCAAGGTCGTATCACATGAGATCGAAGATGAGCCCTTCGAGTATTTCCGCATCATGAGCTTCCAGCGCCAGTCCGATCTGAAGGTTGTGATCGAAGCGCAGGCTTATCCGGTGGATTACTACGACCGGTTGGAAGATTCGACACAAGCGCCGCCACAGCCCGGCAGCGGTGCTGAAGACAACCCCGGCGGCGGGCCCAGCGAGCGGCCAGGCACTACGCCGATTGGTGGCGTGCGTCCGGGGCTGGATCAGATTGAGTTTGATTTAGTGAGGACGATTTAGATGGCTACCTACGCCGCCTTCGATGTGAAGCTTGATAACCGCGACGGAACGGAGACACTGCTCCCGAGCGAGACTGTGCATGTCTATGATGTGACCAACGGGGCTGCGCTGGCCGATATCGCATCTGATGCCAACGGGCACGTCGCTGCTGGCAGCCTAGCGGTCGCCGTCGGCACGCTTATACGTTTCAGCTTTCACCGCGCGGATGGTCTGTGCGGCTACGCGGAGACCCTCACAACGTAATGGACTTACTGGCTAAATCATCCGGTGGTGCGAATATCGTAGCACGCCCCTATGCCGAGCCTCGCTTCTATCCGGCGGGCACGGCCCCGGTCGCTTATTGTCAGGTCTGGTGGCGCTTCGCGTCGCAACCGCCCAGCCAGGCGCAACTCTTCGGCGTCTTCGTGCCCGGCCAGACTGTCTCCTTTCCTTATAACCCGGACGTAGACCAGAACATTACCTTTTCGATCATCAACTTCACTGCCGATGGCGTGCCGGATGTCTCAAACCTTGAGGATGCTTATTCCTTCACTGTGCTCTACCAGCGCGAAACAGCGGCCCCTACGGTCTCACAGGTGGGAGCTGCGACGCAGACCACACTTCAACTGGCGATTGACGGCTATACGCCCTTTGCCAGGAAGCGGCGCGTGCGCGTGGCAGACAACGCGCTCATGACCGGCGCGACGGAGTTGATCACAGATAACACGGAGACGGGCGTGCAGCTTCCGCGCGTCATCAACATCAATCGCTCCGACACGGAAACTTCGGCGCAGACGATCTACGTGCGCGTCTCTCACTCTTCTGGCGGTACCTATGGGGCGGAGTCCGAAGTCCAGTCTTTTACTTTCGCAGCTTCAGGGGGCACAGGCGGCTCAACAGGCACAGGCTCCCCTTATGCTTTCAACCATTACGACATACTCGACATTTGATAGGAGATACAAGATGAAACGGGTGCTTCTACTACTGGCCTTCCTGTTGGCCTCTGTCATTACAGCGACGGCGCAGGAGGTCACAATCGGCGCGCAGACCTTCGGCGATTATCAGGGCAGTTCAGCGACTTTCGAGCTGAGGATATATCCGCTCAACAACTTTATGAGGTCTGACGGCAAGCCCGTGTTCGCTGCTAACCCAAGCGACGTGCGAGCGTCGAAGTTCTATAGCAAAGTCACCTGCACAGTGACAGGCACACAGGCATCGTGCCCGGCTATCACAGTGCCCGCCACGGAATCTTCACCGGATAATCCGACCGCCAAGCTTGGCGCATACCTGTTCGACAGCACAGGTCGGCCCGTCGGTGTGTTCTCTGTGTTCGGATCATTCCAAGTTCCTGCTTCACCGGCCACGACGACATGGGCTGCGATCAGGGTGCATAACGTCGGCACGGTCTCTTCCGGTGGCAGTACAGGTGGCTCAACCCCCGGCACGGCCTCGATATTCATCGGGGTCGGTTCAACCACAGACGCGGTTGATCTGGCGACGGGGGAAGTCAATGGGGTTCTGCCAAATGCAAACACCACAGCGGCGAGCGCCAACACGGCGAGCGCGATAGTGGCGCGCGATGCATCCGGCAACTTCAGCGCAGGCACGATCACGGCCACCTTGAGCGGCAATGCTTCGACCGTGACGAACGGTCTCTATAGCTCAGGCTCATACGCTGATCCGGCTTGGATAACTTCGCTCGCTGGCTCAAAGGTGACGGGTACGGTAGCAAACGCCACGACGGCTGTGACGGCGACGACCGCCACGACAGCGACGACGGCCACCAACGCGACGAATGCAACGAACGCGACGAATGCGACCAACCTGATCGGCTCTGGCTCGACCTCAAACGCTGTTGACCTGGCAACCGCTGAGGTGGCCGGTACTCTGCCCAACAGTAAGACGACGGCAGCGAGCGCCAACACGGCGAGCGCCATAGTAGC